TGCCCCTTCTTTTCCAATTATTCTTTTCCCAGCCATAAACCCAACCATCTTTTTTTAACATATTAACACAATAAGCTGAATCATTTAATATATCAATAAATCTATCTTGATAATGAGTAGAACAATATTTTAGTGCCATAAGAATAGCATAGAGTTCACAAAAGTTATTTGTTGCTTCTGAAAATCCTATACTATCTTCATAGATAATATTTTCATTTTCTATTATTGCTATGGCAGCGCCGCCTCTACCTCGGCAGTATTCTCCATTTACTTTACTCATAGTAGCTGCGCCGTCTGAAAAAATAAATAATTTATTCATAATATCAACCTTTCTTAATATTCATATTTAATTGAAATAATAGAACAATTTCTAATTACTCCATTAATTTTTCTTTTTGTCTCAATTATTTCCAATCCATTTTTTATTAAATTTCTTTTCAAAGTATTCCAGCCTAACAAATTGCCTCGCTTATCTCTATATCCAAAAAATTCAGCTAATTTTTTCTTATCTTCGACAAACAAAGGCTTACCAACGATTAAATTTAATCTATCTATCATATCTTTATTATTACGAGCGATTACTCTATCTTCTCTTATTTCTTTTGAAGCTTTAATCTTATTATAACCATTTTCAATTGAATTATATTTATTAATATATTTTTCTTCTTCTACTGAAAGTTCACTTTCTTTACATATAGTTAAAATTTCAAAAGCAAAATCTTGAGGGTTTAGATTTAATTCATAATGAAATTCATCTTCATAACGGGTGGCGGCACAACCACAATCCATATGTTCATTCCAACGTCTTAATATATCAATACTTTTTCCAATATAAGATTTTCCATTGATTTTATTATAAATCCTATAAATTCCAATCATTTTTTAAGTTCCTTTCAAAGTTTCTATAAAAATTATAGCATAGAAAAAGAAAAAAATCAAGATATATTAATCTTGATTTCTATTATCTATAAAATATAGGACTTCACAAGCCTTAAAATTATTATCCCTTCCCGCAGTTCTTTTAGCCTCTTTCTGCCAAATTGGTTTAAAATCCTCTGGCATAATCTGTTCACTTATAAAAATAGGATTAGTCTTTGATTTTTCTCTTAACCAGTTATAATATTCTTCATGGTCGAATTTAGGATTAATACCATAAGGTTTAGCATTTTTATAAGGGCTATCAGCATATATTAAAGCATTATGAGGAATTTCTAAGGTCCGATAATCTGAACACTTAAAATTAATTTTTTGATAATTTTCATTTTCTGCTTGTTTCTTATGATTTCTATAAGCCTCTTGATAATAATTACGTCCGTGTGCCGGCTTAGCATATCCTCTTGGAAAACCCCCATTAGAGAAACTTCCATAAAATTCTATTGCTCCTATTTCATATAGAGGCATAGTTAATACAGAAAAATCTTTAAAATCGTTATTTCTCAATTCTTTCCAATTAGAATAAGCTTTATCCCAATATTCTCTTGAACCATCTTGTGGTATCAAAGAAAAATCTTTTTGTGCTTGTCTATGTAAGTCAATTAAACTAGGTGATAAATCAGAGGCATATAAGTTCTCACATTTAATTTTATCAATAAGATTTCCGCCACCACAAAATATATCATAAAACTCTTTTACTTCATTTTCATCAATATATTTTTGAATAATAGGAACTATATCTTTTGAATATTTATTTTTACTACCCATATAAGTCATTATTATTCCTCCTTTCTATTTATAACGTATCCAATCTATTCTAGTATCTTTATCAAAACTTCCATCTTCTTTTTTATTAGTCCATAAAAATAAGGAAAAAGATATTGCGCCGCCACCATACTTCTTCCCCTCTCTATAACAGCTTACGCGATCGCTATAGACGTAAATCTTAGACGGCGGAAAATTTTTATAAATTTTCTCATAACGAACTTTTGTCTCTAAATGTAAAGTTTTAAGAAACATTATTACTGAACCGCCAACTTTAACTTCTTTTAAAGCTTTTAAAATAAAATCAGCAAGTCCAGTAATTGTATTACTTGTATCTTTTAAATAAGGCGGATTTGTAAAGATTACATCATATTGATTAGATAAATCAATTTTAAAATAATCTGCTTCTTTTATATCTTCTCTTCTTTTCACTATATCATATAAATCCATTTGAATATTAGTTAATTCTTTGAACCTATCAGCTATCGCTCCCTCGCCGGCACAGGGTTCTAAAAACTTTAAATTTGGATTATTAAGCCAAGGTTCTCTTTCCAATAAATGATTTACAACTATTGGATCTGTAGAATAATAGTCTTCTTTCTGTCTTTCTTCTTTCGCTATTTTACTAGCGCCTAATTGCGTATAAACTTTATCCAATTTTATTTCTTACCTCCGCTAAATCAATTTTTATATTTTCTATATATTTTCTGGATATATTCAAATTCCAATTACTTATGGCGGCATTTCTTCCTTTTATATAAGTATTTAAATTTATTTTAAGAAAATCTATTTTATCTTCGGGGCAATAATAAAAGTAAATATAATTTTCTTCTTCTTTTAAAATTTTATCGTATAAAGGAAAATCTGTTTCATCACCATTTAACTCATAAATTCTTATTTTTGGAATAAAATATTTTTTACTTAATTTAATTGTATTTGATTTAATGCCTTTCCTATTACAAAAATCATCTAATAAATTAATTCCAGATAAATCAACTAAAATTCTATGGTTTTCTTTTTTAAATAAATTGTAGAATTTACATAGGTGAATTAATTGTTCTGGAGTAAAAGATTTTAGAGGGGAATAGCCTTTTACTTTTTTATTAAATGTAAACCTATTATTTTTTACATATAAAGTGGAGTTAAAACAATTAATATCAACTATATTTTTTGTTTTAATTTTATCTTTTAAAGATATAAAAAATTTTCTTGGAATATAGCCAATTGTCTTCTTATTTCTTCCATAAAGTTTAAAATTAAAATTATACACTCCTTGTATATTTTTAAGAATATGATATGTTAGTATTCCAAAAATATCATCTGTATAATTTACAATAAAAGTATGTGTTTTAAACTTATCTTTAAAAAGTTTAACAAAATCGTTCATTATCAAATTTAATGTCCAACTTGTCTGATTTTCATAATTATCAAATTTTTTATAATCCAAATTATAATTATGATAAACTATTCTCTGCTCAATCATTTTAAATTCCTCCTTTAATTTAATTTAATTATATCACACTTAAAAAGAAAAGTCAAATTTTTTACTTTGGACTTAGTTAAAACAAAACTTTGTTGACTTTTTGTCCAAAATAGACTATAATATTTATAGAGGGTGAAAAAATGTTATATATAAATATCTATTTAAGAAAAGACTTAAATAAAAGAAACGGGGCAAATTTTATACAAAAAGTAAAAGATTTAAAGGAAATTAAACTTATAAGAGGGAATACAGTTTATAACGGACAATCTTTTAATGGGTTATTAATTGGAAACTTTAAAGAAAAAGAAGAAATTACAGTTGCGATATTGGAAGAAGATTTGGAAAATTTTAAAAAAATTATAAGTGAATATGGAGAGGTGAAATAAAATGGATTATAGAATGTATAGTGGCAATGTGCCGGCGGGGAAGAATGTTGTAGAATTAATTCAACAACACCTTGAAAATCAAAAACAAGTTAAAACAGATAAACTAGTTTTAAGCTTTATAGGTTTTGAAGGAACACCCGGAACTAAGTTTACTTTAAATAATCATAAAGACAAAATGATGATACCAAGTTCTGGCAGTTTTATTACTCCATATACTGGCGAGCGAGGAATGAATATATTTAGTCTTGTTTTTGATGAAAGATTTGATGGATATATTTATTATATAGTATAGGGGTGATAGCATGAGTAATTTTTTTAATCCATTTGGTTCTAGTGGTTCTGGCTCTGGTGGAGGCGGCGGAGTAGGACTTCCGGGTAAAGATGGTGTTTCAATAGAAAATGTAGAAATTAATTCTAATTATGAGTTAGTTTGTTATTTATCTGATGGGTCTACAATAACAACAGACCCAATTTTAATGAAAGTAGAGGATATAGCATATACCACTTCAACAAACAGTTCTATAAAAAATGTAAAAATAGCTTTAGATAATTTATTTGAAAATAGTGGCACAATAGGAGAAGAATTTAAACCTAGTTTAAAACCGGGGTCTGTAAAAGATAAATATACCGCAAATACTCCACTTAAAGATATAATTAAAGATATGTTGACTGAAAAAAATCCACCAACATTAACTTTAACTTTAAATCCATCTACTTTAATTTATGATGAAGTTAATGATTCTATTAATTCTTTGACTATTAATGCAACAGTAGCAAAGAAAACAAATCCAATTAAGAAAATAGAATATTTTATTAACAATGTTTCAGTAAAAGTAAATGAAAGTGGTGTATCAAGTGGCGGCACTTTTCCTTATATTTACAATACTTTAATAAACGATGATACTGTAATTAAGGTTGTTGTATCTGATGAGGTAGGCTTATCAACTACTGCTACAAAAACAATTACCTTTATTGGAAATTCTTATTATGGTCTTATAGACGCAGATTCTGGTGAACCTAGCGCCGCCCTAGTAAAAACTTTAAATAAAAATTTAAAAACAACAAAGAAGTTTGTTTATTCTGGAATAACAACTAATTGGGCAAAAGTCTGCTATGCTTATCCAGCTGAGTTGGGTAAACTAACTTCGATAATGGATAAAGTTAATAACTTCAACTATACTTCAAGTTTTCAACTTACTACAAAAGAAATAGATGGAATAAATTATTATATTTATACATTAATTGACCCAACTGGAGCAGATAATGTAGAATTAACTTTTGAATAAAAGGAGGGAAGATAAATGCCAGTATCCATGTTAGATAACTTTAACATTAGGAAAAAAGCTCCTAACGTTGAAAGAGATTTATTTAATACAATTGAAGATATGAAGAACTATAGCGAAAATTATCTTCCAGATGTTTTTGAGTGTAATGTTATTGAAGATGGAAATCGTTATAGATACAATAGATCTAATATAGATGATAGTGTTCTTGGAAAATGGAGATTAGCTGGGGGCGACGCATCAGCCACTGATTTAATTGATTATTATAAAAAAACTGAGGTTGACTCACTTTTAGAAAATAAAGTAAATAAAGTTAATGGAAAAGATTTGTCTACTAATGACTACACAACCCTTGAGAAAGAAAAGCTTGCTAATTTAGAAAATTATGATGATACAGAAGTTAGAGAACATATTACTAATTCTGAACAAGCTATTTCTGATATACAAAATTCTTTAGGTTCTGATACTTTGGCAACAACTGCTCAAACAATTAAAGGTGCGATAAATGAAGTTAAAACTAATAGTGAGACTTTTAATTCAAATTTAGACCAACGTATTAAAGCTAATGAAGATTTATTAGCTATAATAAACGGAGACAGTTCTGTTGCCGGCTCAATTAAAAAATCAGCATCAACAACTTTAAAAGACGCAAAAAATTATACAGACCAAAAAATTGCTGAAATGGCATCAGAGCAAGCTATTGTCTGTGATGAAAAGCCGACATATCTTGATGGTATTACCACTTATTTAAAAGATGGACAACCATTAACAACAGAAGAAGAAAATATCTGGTTTTATTATGAAGCTGATGGACAACTAAAACAAACTATTTGGATTAATGGCGAGGAAATTACGATTGTATCTGCTGGCGGAGTTAATTTTCAAGACTTTGTTTCTAAAACCACAGATGTAGTTTCAACTTATGATGGAACTGAAGCAGACACGGATAAAATTCCTGATGTGGCGGCGCTACAGAGTTTACAACAATTAATACAAGTAGAATTAGATAAAAAAATAGATACTGATGATATATATGATGGAGTAGATAATAGTTCTAGTTCTTTACCTTTGTCTGCTAATCAAGGAAAGCTTTTAAATGAAAAAATAGATACTAAGTTAGATAAAGTATTAGCAGAGCCAAATAAACATTTAATTACAGATAGTTTAGGTAATATAACTTTGGCTGACTATGATACAGACTTAGATTTAACATCTACTAATGCAGTTCAAAATAAAGCTGTAAAAGCAGAGCTTGATACTAAGCTTAGTATAAGTCAAGATGTAGCAAAAGCTGGATATGTGGCAACAATTGGAGAAGATGGTAATATTACTTTTACTGAGGCAACTACCTTGGGCGGCACAGCAGAAACAACTTCTTATGAAAATGAAGATTATCCAGATTTAACTAATGTTGACGCCGCCCTTGATAAATTGTTTAATCATGTCTTTTATGAAGCATTGAACATTACATCTTTTACTTGTAATGTTGTAGATACACATGAAATAGGAACAGTTCTTACAGATATAATATTCTCTTGGAGTTATAATAAAGAGGTTAAATCTCAAGCTTTAACAGACTGTGTTATTACAATAGATGATAGAGAAGCTACTTATGTAGAACTTAAAAATACAAAAACATTTGTATTAACTGCAAGTGATGGTTCAGGTAATACGGGTGGAATTGCTACAGCAAGTAAAAAGATTTCATTCTTACCAAAAATATATTGGGGTTGTGCAATAGCTCCTGATGAATTAAATAGCGAATTTGTTTTAGGATTAAGTAATAGTAAGCTTACCTCAAGTCCAAAAGGAGATTATTCATTTGATTGCGGAGTTGGTGAATATGCTTACATTATAACGCCTACTTCACAAGGATTTAAAGGAAATATTTGGGTAAACGGCTTCCAATCAGATATGATTAAAGAAAATGCAATCTCTTTAACAAACACATCTGGTCATACTCAATCTTATGATGTATGGAGATTTACTAATTCTGGACTAGGAACTTTTACAGCTACTATTCAATAAGGAGAATAAAAGTAATGACAATTTTTATCTGTTATAATACAAAACAGAAAAAGTATTTTGAGCAGAATGGGTTCAAAGATGTAGTTTCGGGACTACATAAAAAAACATTAAAACCATTTTGGATATATGAACGTAATGAAAAATTTGACAAATGTTTCGAGGACTGGCTAAAAGCCGGTTCTCAAATAAGTAATGAAAAGGAGTAATGTCATGAAAAGAAAAACTCATCAAGAATTTTTACAAGAAGTAAAAGAAAAAAATTCTAATTTTGAAATTTTTGAATTTTTAACTGAATATCAAAATGCTCGAACAAAAATTACTTATAAATGTAAAAAATGTAATACAATTACAACTGTTTTACCAAGAAGTTTACAATTAGGTAATGGATGTAAATACTGTGCTCAACATAAAGATAATAAATTCTTTTTTGATAAAGTTAAAGAACAAAATGATGAAATTGAATTTTTAGATGTCCATTATATAAATTGTCAATCTAAAATAAAATGTAAATGCAAAAAATGTTGTGAAATTTGGGAAACATCTGCCCACAGTTTAATGTATAGTCATTCAGGTTGCCCTTACTGTTCTCATAAAATTTTAAATGAAAATAATAATGTTTATGCAACAAGACCAGATTTACATATTTATTTTAAAAATCTTCAAGATGCAAAAAATGTTTTTGAGTTTAGTGCAAAAAAAAATTGAGTTCATCTGTCCTAATTGTAATAATATAAAAATTACAGCAATGAGAAATGTTTCAAAAAATGGTTTTTGCTGTAATTATTGTAAAGATGGAATTTCTTATCCGAATAAAGTAATTAGAAATTTTATGCTACAAACACCTTTTCAAAATATACAATTTGAATATTGTCCCGATTGGGCTGGAAGGTATCGTTATGATGCTTATTTTGAATATCAAGATAAAAAATATGTTGTAGAAATGGATGGAAACTTAGGGCATGGAAATAAGCAATATGGTTCAGCAGAAAAAGATACAATTGGATTACAAAGAGATTTAGAGAAAGATAAACTTGCTTTAAAAAATAATATACAAGTAATTAGGATTGATTGTAAACAATCAAACATTGAATATATTAAAAATAATATGAAACAATCTATATTAAAAAATCTTATTGATTTAGATAAAATAGATTGGAAACAAATTGATCAACAATCTGAAACAAGTCTAGTAATTCAAGTATGTGAATATTATAATAATATAACAAAAAATGTTTTTAAAGTTGCAGAACACTTTCAATTAAATCCAGCAACAATAAGAAAATATATTCATAGAGGAGAAGAGTTTCAGTTATGTGAATATGATTATGAATATTCAGAAAAAGTTCGATTAAAAATTATAAATACTTGATAGAAAGGAGTGATAGAAAGTGAGTATAAAATTTGTTGATACAGCCGAACCAATGAATGAAACTGGTTATCCAGTCGCACGGGCAAAGCATATTTGGTTTGATGATGATGTATCACTTCAAGATAAGCTGGATAATGAAGAGTTAGGTGGAGGAGATAATTCTCTTACTATTACTCAAGAAGAATATGATAATCTTCCTATAGCAGAACAGTTAGATGGGTTATACTATACATATGATACGAAGAGAATTTATAAAAATGGTATTCAGTATGGAGCTAACGAACCTATTGAACTTACAGTGGATGAGTTTAAAGCGCTTAAAGAGGCTGGAGCTTTAGACGAAAAACAGGAATACATAATTACCACTAACGAAAACGGAGTGCTTCTTGAAGCTTCTGATATTGGATATAATGGAACGACTTCAGGATTAAGTTCTCTTTCAGTTCAGGGAGCTATAGATGAAATTAATGATAAAATTGATAATATCATTGATGATGAAAACGTCAATGAAAATACAGTTTTATCGAGTAAGAAAACAATGGAGGAAATTACAACCCGAACAGCTAATAGACAAGTTAAGACATTTGACAATACTAGTTCATCAACAGAAAAATGGTATAAAATCTGTCCTGCTATAACAGGTGGAATAAGTTGTAATATTAAACTTACTGCAAGTAGGGCAGACTCTACCGCTACAGTACAATATTTTTCAGCTTTATTTAGAGATAACAGATATAGATATACAAGTTCCTATATTTCAAGAGAAAGAACTGTATATGAATCTATGCTGATTGCAGAGTATAGTGCTTATATTATAGCAGACGCAAATAATGATATTTGGGTTCATGTGCCAAGTTATGGAAAAGCAATTATCGAGATAGATACAAGAGCAATTGCTATTGATGGCACAGCAGGAACGCCCGTTGCGGATTATGTTTATAGTTCTTTTGAACATCAATATGACGGGAAGATTGATGACGCATCAACAAATACAACTTCAACTTGGAGTAGCAGTAAGATTGTTTCGGCGATTGCCTCTACATATTTAACAAAGGGTATTGCTGCTAGCAGTGAAAATGAAAAAACTGTTTCATTTAAAGTTCACAAAGATTATCTTTCAGCGTATTACGCAAAAAGAACCTTTTTACTATCAGCCAATATATATTCTTTAGGTTTTTCTAAACCTGTAATTGGTTTAGTTGAAGTATTCCGTGATAGTGCTGATAATTATGGTGGATATGTAGTTAATTTACAAGATACAAGATATACAGGTGTAACCGTAACAGTAAATGGAAATTATCTTGAAATAGTTGTATCATTTAACAGTTATGAAGGTTCTGGTTGTACGGTAGCTTGTAGCTCATTATCTAATGCTCCGATAGCATAACTACTCTAACAAGAGAACAAAACAATAAAATCAGAATTTAAAATCCCCTTACCTAAACCGTAAGGGGAAATAATAAAGGAGGAATAAAATGGAAGGATTTAAGAAATCTGTCCTTGTAAGAGGAAATTCAATTATCGGTTTTGGCGATAAAACATATAGCACCTGTCCAATCGGAACTGTATTGAGTTTCGCAGGGCAGACAGCACCAAATGGTTATCTTTTAGCTGATGGAGCTTCATATAAGGTCGCTGACTATCCCGACTTGTATAATGTAATCGGTAATACCTATGGTGGAGACACGGAGAATTTTAACGTACCTGATTATCGTGAAACTGTATTAGTTGGTGTTGGAGAAAATACAACTGATACCATTGCAAGCCACGATGTATATGAACTTGGTGAGTTTAAAGATGACCAGTTCCAAGGACACTGGCATAATTTAGGTCATTCAGATGGAACGGTTACTGTTTCATTAGGTGCGGGCGAAAAAGGTTCTAGTACTAATAGTGCGGCATCTGATAGTACTATGAAGAGATACGTTGTAAGCACAGCATTAGATGCAATCACTGATGGTACAAATGGTGAACCAAGAACAGGCACTACAACTCACGGTAAGCAGAAAGGTGTTACTTACATCATCAAAGCCTTCCATACTAATGAGGGTGTGGATAGTGGTGTTAGTGATGATGTAATTGACTATATTGATAGCAAAATTAGCGGAGCTGGAAAACTCAACATTAAAAATTTCGATTCACCAAATGATACTACCAAATATATAACTATTACAGCTGGCTTTCCGGGACTTGGTGGTATAGAAATTAATAGCCCTTTCGTTGGAAAGTATATGTTCCCCTATCCAAAATCAAAACCGATTTACTTTGGCGACCAAGATATATATAACGGATATATATTAGATGATTGGGCTTGGAATAGCAATGGGTCAATCTTATATTTAAAAGTTTCAGGAGGGACTCCATTTTCAATATCTGTTCTTGGCTCACTTGAAAGTGATGATGATCCAAATAGTGTAGTTGTTATTTCTGATATGTCTGACGTCGCCCCAGATGGAATTACTTTTACAGAAACTCCTATTCGATACAACGCAGTAATTGATGATGAAGGTAATAGTTCGACAGCATACACTTGGAGCAGTAGTAAGATTGCTGAGTATGTAGTAGAAAATATACCTCCAGTATATTCAGGCTCGGTAATACCTATTCCTATTTCAAACGGTTCGTCAATTACGACAGATTGGAATATCTCGTCAGCAGGAGATAATTATGATAGTGGTAGAGTATTGATGTTAAATTCTAATCAAGGAACTTTTATAATTCAAGTTAAAGGTGCTTTAGAAAGCGCGTCCACTGTGCCTACACCTACTGTTATTTCTTCGATAACAAATAGTCAGAGTGCCTCTTGGAGTTCTGCTTTTGAGTTGTCTGTATCTGGTGGTAAGTTGAGAATTAAAAATAAGTCGGGAGCTTTGGCAAGTTGGAGATTTATGTAAATAAAACTAAGTTAATGCTGTGCCGGCACAGCATTAATTTTATTATAAAGGTGAGTATATGGATTTGACAGTAAGTGGCTATTATGTAGCTATTGAAAATTTTACAGATGATAATAGAATTAAGAGAAAGAAAATTACAGCTTCTTTGGAAGATATGGTGGATACTATAGAAATAAATGAAGTTGCGCCGGCTATAAGAACAACAGAGTATAGTGGTGATTTTTCTCATTTATTTTTAAGAACATTGGATAGAAAGTTTTTAAATTTAAAAGATGATGAATTTTTAAAAGAAAATAATCTTTCTAATCTTTTAAGTTCGGACGGATATCAATTAAGTTCAATTAATAATTTTTTACTTGATTGTGAGGTGGAATAAAATGGAAAAGCAGATGGAACGTTTTCGATTAAACAAAACTGCTGAGGAAATTAGTTCAATTTTAAATTCTTTTGATGATAAAGAAGATAAAATAAAAAGAGAAATAATTAATATTGAAAATGGTCAGTTAGACTTAGAATTTGATTATCTCTTTGAAAGTAATAAAGATTATATTATAGAGGGCGGCACAATCAAGTCAATTAAGTTTAAAAATTTAATTGAAGCAAACGGAGAATTGGCAGAAGACTATTGGATACGAATTGTATTCAAAAGGAATGCAGAAATTGTTGACTTAGATGAAATCGTTGTTAATTCAGGAATAAAAATTTTAAATCCAACTTTAGATATAACTGAGGCAGAAGTGATTCATTTACTTATAACTCATGATGGATTTAATTTATGTTGTATTGGTGGTGCTTACTGATGAATAAAAAAATGATTTTATTCTACTCATTAATGAGCCAATTAACAGATGAGTATGTATATGAAAATGAAGAAGAAAGCTTAGATGCTACAACTTTATTTTATTTAAGAAATAGAAAAAATATAAAAGTTCCAAAAATTTTAAATAAAGGAAAATTAAAAGTAATTGAGTCAACAACTTTTTCTTCAAAACAGGTTGAAAAGGCTATAATTCCAGATGGTATAGAGGTGATAAATTAATGGCAACAGCTTTAACAATTGGAGAAAATTATGAAGATAGATTTATAAAAGGAACTGGAACAGAGGAAGACCCATTTATTATTGGTGATTATCCAGATGAGGATATGGAAAGCAGGTTTGCAAACTTACTTGATGCTCTTGCGACTACTGATGCTTATGTAAAGTTGGTAAGTGATATTGATGTGAGTAAAACGAAGACTTATAAATATGGAATGGAAGAATATATAAAAATATCCGCACTTAAATTTTATTCAGAAGAAAAGAAAGCAATTAAAAATTTAAAGATTGTGTCAAATACATATTTTATTTATTTTACTCATCCTAATAGTAGTTGCTTAATCCAAAATATACAGTTTTTAAATATGGTTCATGTTGGTTATCAAGCAAGTTTGTGGAGTAATCGTTCTCATAAAATACTAGATTGTGATTTTTCAATTTTAAAGAGAGCAGGAGGAAATACAACTACACAAAGTTTTAACTCTAGTGTAATAGAATTGGAGAATTGTTCTGTTGATTATAAAATAACTAACGAAGCTGGCTTATCTAATGTATTCATTTTTAACAATATGAATTACTGTCAAGTTAACTACGAAGGACCAGTAAAGGCTTGTTATGATTACGATAGTATTGGTCTTTGTAATACTAGTTCCAATGTTGGAATAACTGGATATCTTAGATTAGCTTATGGTACTGGCAATGGTGATGATAAATTCTATATAGCTGGGAAAGATTGTAGCTCTATTTATTTCGCCGGACAAATTAACGGAACTAGAAAAGCTAGTATTAATGATACAAGTATAAAAGTTTCTGCCAACAACTCTGGCACAACCTATATATGCCCTGAAAATGTTGGAGAAATTCCTCTGTCCTATTCAAATTTAGTTGTTTTAACCTCAGAACAGTTAAAAGATAAAGAATATTTATTTGAAATCGGTTTCTTGCCTTAAAAGGAGTGAGCTTAAATGTCTTGGATAGAAGAAAATTGGCAACAAAACGATGAAGTTAACAATGGTTTTCCTTACCCATCTACTTTAACCTCTTTGCCTAGACTTGATTGGAGTTCTTTTAATACTTGGAAATTTTCAGACTCTATAAATAATGGTTATCCCTATGTTGTAGAACCTGTTTATTTTGACTATATAAACTATCCAACTCTATGGAAATTTAACTGCGATACTATATCTAACTTCCCTTGTATTGTAGAACCTATAATGATGGGCGCATTTAACTATTGTTATAACCTTAAAGAAGTTATAATTCCAGAGTCAGTAAAATATATAGGTCCTTATGCTTTTTGGAGAACAGCTTTAACAGAAGCTACAATTGCTCCAGACTGTAAATATTTTGAACACTCGTTTCCATTTGGTTGTAAGATTAAGTTTTACGGAGAAGGAGAAAACAATTTTATTACAAAAGATGGAGAAGATTTATTAACGATTGATAGGCAGTGGTTTAATGCTAAGGGGTAGTTGTGCCGCCCTATGATAGATTATAGCTATGCCCCTATCATAAAATATAGCTGTGCCGCCTTATGATAGAACTTAATGCTATGGTGGCGCAGATTAAGGTTTAGAGATTTTTAGAAAATTCGTTAGTTTTCTCTTTGCCACTATAAATATATTATCAGTAGCAAAGGCAAAGTTAGCAAAATTTTCTCAAAAATTAATGTGCCGCCCCTTGATAGAATTGATGGTGTGGCGGCACAATAAAAGTTTTAATTTGCCTCGAAATTTCAATCGAAAATTTTTATTCTGTATAAATAATCGAAAGGTTAAATTAAAGCTTAAATTCAAAGCAAATTTAAAATAAAAATGGCTTTAAATAGAGGTGAAAATAAATGAAATATCAATCAAAATTTACAGGAGCGCAGATAGATGAAAGACTTGAAAAAGTTGAGAATAAGGTTGATAAAGTCGAAGGAAAAGGACTTTCAAGTAATGACTTTACAACAGAAGAAAAATTAAAAATTGAGAATACCTACACAAAAGAGGAAGTTGATGCTAAGTTAAGTAGCTCTGGTGGTGGAGTGGGTCAGAATACAGAGGGAAAAACTTACACGATAGATGGTTATACGTATAATGGTACAAGTAATTCTGAAATATTTAACGATTATTCTGGCAATAAAGCAGCTGCCACCTATTCTCATGCTGAGGGCGGCTCAACAAGCGCATTAGGTAATTATTCACACGCAGAAGGTTCTACTACAACAGCTTCTGGTGATTATTCTCACGCAGAAGGTTTAAAAACGAAGGCGCTCGACGTATATTCGCACGCAGAGGGTCTTAGCACAATAGCTGTAGGAGAGGGGTCTCATGCTGAGGGATGGCAATCACAGACAAATGGTAAATACGCACACGCAGAAGGATTGAGTTCATATGCTTTAGGGACAGCCTCTCATGCGGAGGGTTCTTCCACAGCAAAAGGTAATTATTCTCACGCAGAAGGAACTTCACAATCCGAAGGTCAATTTTCTCATGCGGAGGGAAGAATATCAACAGCCTCTGGAGAAGCTTCCCACGCCGAAGGGTTTAATACAACTGCTTCTGGAGATTATTCTCACGCCGAAGGTCAATATACCACAGCGTCAGGCAAACACTCTCATTCAGAAGGAGTATATACAATTGCCGCAAGCTACCTTCAACACGTTCAGGGTAAATATAATGTCGAAGATACATCTGCTAAGTTCGTCTTTATAATTGGCAATGGAGATGCTACTACTCGCTCAAATGCTTTTGCTATAGATTGGAACGGCTTAATTTACATTGGTAATAGCGAAACAGGAATTGATTTAAATTCCCTTGTATCTCGTATAGAAGCTCTTGAAAACACTGGAGGTTAAAAATGAATAATAATTATCTCGATATAGAAGCTAATGGCAATGTAGTAAAAAAATCAATTGAAGAAATTTGTCATAATATTTCCCAAAATGTTTTAGAAAACAATGGAAAATTTTTCAAATTACAGGTTGATACCGAAAATACTTATGAAGATGAGCTTGATGCGGTTTCAATTGTTCTTGAAAATCCTAAAGAAAAACAAAAAATTGAGGGAGAACGAGGAAAAATTTTAATTGCTAATGGATTTGATTGGACAACTTCATCAGAATTATATATTTTTGAACAAGACTTACTTGATGAAGATAATAATTTTTTAGGGTTAAACTATGTAATTGGACCAGATTTAACGGAAATTACAGACAATGCGAAGTTTACTTTAACGGGAAACCCAAAAGATATAGAAGATAAAGAAAGCTTTAATTTTTCTTTGGCTGATAAAGCAGATTGTAGTATAAGCGGAAATTCAAAATTAAAATTAAAAGACTATATAATAGAAGCCAACTCACAAGATGGTATTACTTTCAGTGATGGAACTGATAGTGTAAGCTTTACTATCTCAGAATTAAAACAACTTAAAACACTTTTATAAAACTTGACTTTCTCCATAAAATGTGATATACTCTTTATATAAATAAAAAATAAGGAGTGATTTTATGGAGATTTTTTGATGGCGGTGGACAATATTATGATGTGCCGGCACAGCATCACTTTCAATTTCATTTAAAGAAAGCTGAGGACTTAGTTAAATAGTATTATAAAAAGTTTAAAGGAAATTATTAAAGAGAAGTAGTTAAATTAATACTTATAATGGGGAGAAAATAAACTCCCCATTAATTTTAATAGAGGTGAATAAAATGTTTTTAAAACCAGACAGAACGTATAATGCTAATGGGCTTATGGTTAAAGAATTTTTATTAACAAATCATAATCCCTATAACATAGCTATGCCAGTAATTAAACTTCCGGCAAGAATTAGAGGTATTACAATTCATAACACAGATTGGATTAGTGTTTCAGCCTCTACTACTCCAGCAGAACAGTATACGAGAGCTACGTATAACGGAAACATGAATGATGTTCGAGTTCATTTTTATGTAGATAATGTATGTGCTTGGCAAAATCTACCATTAACTTTAAGTGGTTTCCATGCTGCTGACGGAAATGGACCTGGCAATACGCAAACTATAGCGATTGAATGTATTATGAGAAACTCCTCTGACGCAGTTAGCTTAAAGTCAGAAGACAATTGTGCTAAGTTAGCTGCTTATCTTTTAAATAAATATGGATTAACTGTTGAAAATGGACTTTATAGTCATAGTGATTGGTATTCCGGAAAAACTTGTCCGGTATATATACTACCACATTGGGACAAGTTTAAAGCTAAAGTTCAAAAAGAACTTGACAAGTTAAACACAAAAGATGATAGTCCTCTTTATAGAGTAAGAAAAAGTTGGGAAGATAAAGAAAGCCAAACGGGCGCTTATAAAGAACTTGATAATGCCAAAAAGGCTTGCGGAGAGGGATATAAGGTTTTTGACGAAGATGGAAAAATTGTATATGAGCCAGCTAAAACTTCTACAGATATAGATATAGATAAAGAAACTAAGCCGTCTACAGAAGTTAAGCCATCTACAGAAACTAAACCATCTCCAGAGGTTAAGCCGTCTCCAGAAATTAAGCCTTCTGTTGCGCCGCCACTCGATAAAATTGATGTAAGATACCAAGTATTTACATCTAAGTGGTGGGATGAAATTTGTAATTATAACAATGAAAACTCTATGGGTTATGCTGGCGTAGAAAAACAAGCTATTAGAGGCGTTGCTATAAAAACATCTAAGGGCGGTGTCAGATATAGAGTTCATACTAAAAATGGCGGTTGGTTAAGTTGGATTACTCAATCAAATATAAAAGATTGGAGTAAAGGCTGTGCCGGCACACGTTCACGTGAAATAGACGCAATCCAAATTGAGTTAATAGATTTACCGGATTATAATGTTAAATATAGAGTTTCTACACTTGGAAATACTAATTATCTGCCTTGGGTTGAAAACTATAATAACATTGATGATAATGGTTATGCTGGTATTTTTGGTTTGCCAATCGACAAACTTCAAATTGAAATAGTAAAAAAGTGAGGTGAATAGAAAATGATGGAATTATTCTCTGAAAACGGATTAAGTTTAATTGGTGGTATGGCAGCAATAGTTTCCATTATTACTGAACTTTTAAAGAACAAAATTCCTATCCCAACAAAAGCTCTCGCAATAATTATTTCAGTCATTGTAGTAATGGCTTATACCTTTATGAATAAGGGTTGTAGTATAGAAGCGAGTGTAAATGGATTTATTTCTAGCTTTATAGTAGCTTTTGTCTCAACATATGGTTGGGAAAGTTTTAAAGAACTTTGGGATAGAAGTAAATATCCGAAGGTGAAGTAAATGGATTACAAAAATAAAATTGAAAATTTAATTAAAAAGCTATCTTTTATACACTTGGGAACTCCAAGTGATACAGAGGGAGTATACAATGGAGATACTTGGGAAGGCAATGGTCCCATGGATACTTCAAAGTATGGTTCTGATATAAATGGAACTGGTATAGATATAGAAGAAGTTTCAGATGAATTATCTCATTTTTGGAATGAATCAGTTTTAAAGATAATGAAAGATTTTAGAAATAAAATTAAGGATTTATCAGAAGGAAAAATTGACTTAGGGGATTACGGAGAAGTTCAAGTTAAAGCTGATGCCGCCAACAGCTTTACTGAAACTCCATATGTTGTGCCCGACCCTAATATTTTAGGTGAATTTTATGAAGATGCGAGAAAAGATTGTATTAAAGAAGTTTTAGAAAATTCTGAAAAACTTTCTTATACAGTAGGAACAGATGAAGAGGGAATGGCTAAAGAAATTAACTCTCTCTTAGCTCGTTTATTAATGCCTCAATATTCAAGAAGAGTTGAAGTAGAAGATTTAAATAGAAACTTTTGGGTTATTTCTCAAAATCTTTCTCTTTTAAATAATCTTTTAATGAACCCAGACTCTATGATTTGGGGAGATGCGATAGATGGTATCATAAAAGAGCTTATAGGTTTATGGGAAAACATATATAGAATTTGGCAAGCCATTCTATTTTTAGCAGAAAAAACTGATTATCTTGAAAATTCATTAAACCAGATGGGTGCTATGGCGGCAAAGACAAAAATTAAGTTAGCATACAGCTGGACTTGGGGCACTCCAACTATGGCTTTTTCTGACCCATCAGTTATTGATAGACTTTATAAAGTTCACCCCGATAATGTTGATGACAGAGGAACTCTTGAATTAACAGATACCTTTAATTTCAAAGCTGGGGATAGTGCTTTTTATGGAATTTTACCTTTAATCGAAAAGGAAAATTTTACTTATGGTGAAAATAAAGACGGTGTTCTTTACTATCTTCCTTTTAATAAAACTATTACTGAAGAAAAAATAAAACTTTATTCTGATGAAGAATTAGATAAACGTTTTATCTTAGGTTTAGCAGATGGTCCGAGAGGGGAAATTATAGGAATAGAACGAAAATTTGGTAATAAGCCGGCGAGAGAAATTCTCCAAAGTGTTAAGTCTAAAAACTTTGTTTTAGTTAGTCCTAATCCAGTAGGACATATTCCAGTTTTAGATAGTCTTACAATAGTTAAAGACCCTATTCTTAACACCTTACAATTCTATCGAGATTTTATTGTATCTGCTGATAGGTTTGACGGCAAACCTTTTGGAACTTTAATTGAAAATACTTTTACTTGGTTAAGAGGTGGATATTTACAGTATCTTCAATTTTCCAATGAAAACTTTTATAAGCCGGCACAGTATATAAGTAAATCAATAAGAGATAGTTTAGCTTATATTGCCGGCAAAGGAATACGTAATGCTTTAATCAGCTTAATTACTGATGAAGTAGAAACTTATGATGATTTAAAAAATGCTTTATTAAATAGCGACTATGATTTAGCAAAATTAATAAATGATTTTTATACCTATTATTTGTCAATTGTTTTATATTTCCAACAGCTATTTCCTGAAAACAATTTGAATGTCGTAGATGCTCCTTATTTTGCCGACAGTGGAGATTATACTATTAACACTGAAAATCCAGAAGTTTTCTGTGCTAAGTTTGTTTCAGAAGTAAGAAAATATAATAGTATAAATAGTTCTGATGGAGTAGATACTTATGTATCAATACCTACAGCTTATTTGTTCGTGGGAAACGAAGAGCTTTTTAACTTAGATGGACCACAGTTCTTAAAAATAGGGGACAAAAAATTCAAGCTACAAACTACAAACCAAACTCCTTTTGCTGAGCAAAATAGAGTAATTGATTGGGACCTTTTATCAAATATGGTTTTTGAGGACAATTTTTATAGTGGAGAACTAGTATCTCCAAATGAGCGTAATTTTACTTGGAATTTTGACAATCAATTAATCAGTGCTGAAGCGGCAAAAGCTAATGCTGAAGAAGTTGTTCCAAAAGGTTGTATGATGGGTGGTTGGTGGAAAAAAGACCAGAGTGGTATTCTTGGAAACTCTTATATTAATCCTAGAGAAAATACCTTTGGTATTTGGTTTGATTTTATTTCTGACCCTACAAAAAGTAAACTAAAATTCTTAGAAGGAAGAATTAGAAGTTTAACTTTAAATGAAAGTGGAAACAGTTGGGTTTTAAAGCAAGATTATCGTTTATTACTTCAAGGTCCAGTGTGGACAGCTCATCACTATTACAATACAGATCTTTCAGTTCCTTTTAGTGATGTAGAAGATACTCCTTATCATAACTTTGTAAGGTTGGGAAAACCTTATCCTTCAATTATTAAGATTGCTCAAAGTCGTGAAAACAATGAAAATCATTTAGAAGCTTTAAATGAAGAAGATAATTATATATCTTACGCCGCACCTATAGATAATACCAATAAAGGATATATAATAGACGGTTTCTATGGTTTTGAAAATTTAAATAATTATCCAGATGGAGACAAACCTACTTTACAACCATCTGATTATAGATGTGAAGTATCAGTGGGCGGTACAACTTGTGAAGCTAAAGTATATAGGCAACACGAGAACGCAGAAAATAATTTCTACGGAAATCCTTATATTTATAATGTTAAATATGAAATTTCTTCTACGGATTTAATTAATGCTTATTATAGTGATAGGGGAGATATAAAAGAGGGATATAGCCAAATTAATAATTTAAATGAAGTAAGAGACCCAGTTTTAAATATAAGTTATTTATCTGGTGAAACTGCGCCGCAACAGCTTGAAATTTCTATTTCTAAAGATACGACCCAAGAAAGTTGGTATAGAGAACTTTAAATTAATAAAGTCAAGGCATTACGTCTTGACTTTTTTTCTTTTGTGTGATATAATTATATTATACTTTTGAAAAGGAGAAATTTTATGAATTTAGATAATAAACAAAAAATAGCGATTAACGCAGAAGATAGTAATATTGTTTTATTGAGTTCAGCTGGTTCAGGCAAGGCGTGTCCGAACTCAACAAAGATTCCAACCCCAAAAGGTTGGACCACAGTTGGAGAAGTTAAGGTTGGAGATTATCTTTTTGATAGAAATGGTAATCCAACTAAAGTTTTAGGAGTTTATCCTCAAGGTGAAAGAGAAGTTTATGAAATTACTTTTGGAGATGGAAGAAAAGCTAAATGTAGTAAAGACCATATATGGAGTTATTATAAAATTCCTAATGGGAAAAGATTATATTCTAAAACTTTAGAAGAAATTTTTCTCGAAGGTTCTAGTAAATTGAATAAATATAAAAATAAAGCTGGAAAATATTGTTATCAAATTCCATTAATAGAAAAAGCGAAATATCCTGAAAGAGAATATTCTATTCCACCTTATATATTAGGACTGTTTTTAGGGGATGGTAGCTTTCGAGAAAAAGCAATCATGTTCTCATCAGAAAATGATTTTTTACCTAAAAAAATAGCTACAATTATGAATTGGGATTACTATAGACATAAAGTTAATAAATATTGTTGGTATTTTAAGCGTAAAGAAATACAAAAAAATGGGAATTATGAATTTTATAGAGTAAAGACTTCTGAATTTCTAAAAATATATCCTGAGCTTATAAACAAAAAATCTGAAGAAAAATTTATTCCTGAAGATTATTTAATGGGTTCAGTAGAACAAAGAATAGAATTATTACGAGGATTACTAGATACAGACGGCAGCATTGGAGAAGGAGGTAATATTCGTTATACTACAGTTAGCGAAAAGTTGTGTAAGAATATATTATCATTAATATACAGTTTGGGATTTAAGGGAGGGTATTATATTGAAAACAAAGGTGAGAATAAAAATAAAGCATATCATATTTCTATTCAATGTAGTAATCAAGAAAAACCAAAATTATTTTCTGTTCCAAAGAAATATCAACGGGCAATAAAAATTTCAAATAAAAAAATTAGTCATTATAGCAACACAAATCCTATTATAGATATAAAGAAACTTAACTATAAGGAAGAAATGACTTGTTTTTATGTAGATAATAAAGAACATCTTTTCGCAATAAATGATTGGTGTATTACTCATAACACCACTGTTTTAACTGAAAGAGTAAAATTTCTGAGAAACAAAGGTGTGCCGGCAAAGGATATAGTTTGTATATCTTTCTCTAACTTGGCGGCGGAAGAAATTAGATCAAGATTAGACGATGAAGTTTGTAAAGAAATGTTTATTGGAACTATTCATAGTTATGCCAACTATATTCTAAAAACAAATGGAATTGATTTGTCAATTGACATCAATATGGGAAAATTTGATAAAATTTTGGAAAAAGCTTTGACTCTACCAAAAAGAAAATTTATTAAAGTTAAGCATTTGTTAATAGATGAGTTCCAAGATACTGGAGATAAGGAGTGGGAATTTATTCAATATATTCCTTATGAAAACATTTACCTATTAGGTGATGAAAGGCAATGTATATATAGATTCAACGGGTGTACTGACCAGTATTTAAAAGACTGTTATTATAACCCAAACTTTACAACATATTATTTAAATACAAACTATAGATGTAGTCCAAATTTTGTAAGTTTTGCTGATGAGATAGTAGCAAGTCTTGATAAGATTTCGCCACCCACTAAAGTAGCAAGAAAGAGTAATGGTGTTTTTGAAAAGACTTCTTTTTTAAATGCTTTGGAAGAATGTCAATGGCAGGGTAATTATCGCCAATGGGCAATTCTTTGTAGAACCAATGCTGAAATAGAAAGTGTAAGTGAGATTTTAGCAGAAAAAAAGATACCATTCGTCACTTTTAAAAACAGTGAACTTTCATTCCAAGAAAAACAAGACCTTTTAAAGAAAGACGCAATTAAACTTTTAACTATTCATACTTCAAAAGGTTCAACCTTTGACCATGTAATTGTAGTTGGCGCAAAGCTTTTTAACGTAGAAGAAAGATGTATTTCTTATGTTGCGGCGACAAGAGCAAAATATACTTTGTTCTGGTGTCCACAATTTAAAAAGAAAAGAAATCAACCAAAAACTCCACCAAGCACTACGAAAAAAATGACACAAAAAACTGGAGTAAAAATGGTTCAGTTCTAAAGGAGAATTAAAATGAATACAATAATTTTATATGAAGATAAAGAACAAAGAGTAGAAGTTTTAAGGGAATTAGAATATTTTATAAATTATATGAGAGATGAACTTGTGCTTGATAAAGAGCTTGTTAACTCTATGGTTATGACGGTAAGAGACTTTTTAAAAATTCCAGATACAATACCGATTAATGTCGGTGCGACTGTTGTCCACCGAATACATTTTAATAATGATATTTCTTTTCCCTCTCCTCTTGATGTTTTTAATCAATATGTAGAGGAATTAAACTATTATTTAGCTGAGATTGAGGCTTTAAGAAATATACAAGAGGAAGTTATTAAAGTTATTTATAAAGATGAAATTGTTATAGGGCTTTTTAACAATAGGTTTGCTTTTGTTTCTGGTTTTGTTTTAAAAGAAGTGGAAGGAGAAATTAATATTCTATGGTTTAAGTAATTTTTTAGAGAATAGGTGAAATTTTTTCACTTAATAATAAGTTTTGGTAAACAAAACTATTAATTTAATTTTGGAGGCAAAAATGAAGAAAGAAAAAACGTTAATAACAGTGGGAATTACAATAATGACGATAATCTTTGTTGTGATTTGCGGACTTATTATTCAGAACAGAAAGACTAAAGAAGACACTGAGCCAACGAGTGGCGGCACAACATCAGTTTCAACTTCTACAGAAGCTTTAACTTCTACAACAAAGGCTTTAACTTCTACAACAAAGGCTTTAACTTCTACAAAAGCTTCAAGTTCTACGGAAACTTTAACTTCTACGGAAACTTTAAGTTCTACAGAAGATACTATTATTACTTCAACTACTACAATTGTAGAAACTACAGTTGCACCAGCTACAATTGCGCCGGCTACGGTTATCGAAACCACAGTTGCGCCGGCTACGGTTATCGAAACTACACCTGTAGAAACTACAGTTGCGCCGGCTACAACAATAGAAACAACTTTAATTTCAACCGAAACTTCTCCTGTAGAAAACTATGTGGTTTTTAAGCCAGCAACACATTATATCCATAAAAATACTTGTCATTGGGTGGCGCAAGGTGAAGTAATTCGTATTGAAAACACTGAGGGAATTGAGTGTAGACTATGTACAGAGTGTAATCCCTCAATGGAAATAATTACTCCATACGTAGAACCTGTTCAAAGTAGTCTTACTTATGTAAAAAACTTTTCCAGAGGAACTTACTATGCTTATGGTGAACAGAAAACTGGCGGTTCTGGACGAAGCCTTATAGATTGTTCTTGGGGCGATGGAACAGTAAAAGGATCTGTAGCAAGTAGCTATCTCTATAATAACTATGGCTACAACCGTAATGGAAGAACAATGGTGTATCTTGAAGTATCTGGATATTCCTCTATGGATGGTTATTATTATCTTGACGACAGTGATGCTGGCAATCCTAACGTAATAGACTTCTATTATACTTATGGCTCTAGCTGTCCTTTCCAAAATCAAGGTGTAGTATCAGTAGATTGTTATATCGTTAATTAAAAATTTAGGCGTGAACTTAGTTCATGCCTTTTTTATTGAGAGGTGAAAAAAAATGTTTATAACAGGAAACTTAAATTTTTCAGATAACCAAGAATATAATCAAAAAATAATTGATAATTGGAATAATGTTGTAAAAGAAGATGATAAAGTCTATGTCTTTGGTTATGTAGGAAAAAGTAAAAAAATGAAAGAGCTTATTTCCTCTTTAAAAGGAAATAAAATTATGGTAAATTGGAATAAAAATTCCCACTATTGTAAAGAAAGGTGGATTAACTATGGATTTGAGAATTGTTGGGATGTTAATTTCCTTTATGAAGTAGGAGATATAAGTTGTTTTTTCCCATTAAATTTTCCTTGCGAGGATAACTCAACCTATATTTTAACGTGTGGCGGCGAAGATGTGTGGAGTAATCCCAATATTATTTATATAGATACAAAGTATTGGAACTATACTCCTCTAAATTTAGAGGATATTATAGTAGAAATAAATAAAGTAAAAAACTTAAAAAGAAACAGGAGGAAATAAAATGTTAAAAGTAATTGATTTGTTTAGTGGAATAGGCGCAGTAGAAATGGCTTTGAGAGATTTAAAAATTCCTTTTGAGGTTGTCGCTATTAGTGAAATAGATAAGTCAGCAATTAACATATATGAAAAAATACATGGAAAGAAAAATAATTTAGGAGATATAAAAAAGATAGAGAGTTTGCCAGAGTGCGACTATTTACATTTTAGTAGCCCTTGTCAAAGCTTTTCTTATAATGCTAAAGCTACTGGTAATTTAAATGGACTGAAAGGAAAAAGCGGAATTATAGTTGAAGTTTATCGTCTTTTTGAAGACTATAAGGAAAGGAATTGCTTACCTAAATATTTTACTTTTGAAAATGTTGAAAATCTAGTTAAAAAGTTTTCTGTAGAATGGGAATACTTTCTTGATTTTTTTGATAAAATAGGTTATAATGTTTCTTGGAAAATCTTAAATGCGAAAGATTTTAATACTCCCCAAGAAAGAAAAAGAGTTATAGCAGTAGGAATAAGAAAGGATTTAAATAAAACATATGAATTTCCAAGTGGAAAATCAACAGAAATTAAAATTAAAGATATTTTAGAACCACACGAAGAGGTAGATGAAGAATATTACCACCCTGATATCCGAGCTAAAGAAAGACATTTTCGTAAACTTGGAATAAAGAAGTTTGATGCGGTAATAGAAAATGGATATTTTTATACTGAAAAGTCTACAACAAGACATCAGACTAATCGCATTTATAATATAAATGGTTATGCGCCTACATTAACAACTGTTCCACAGATAAATATAGAAGTTGGAACAGAGAGATTAAGAAGAATTACACCTTTAGAAACTTGGAGATTAATGGGATTTTCAGATGAAGATTTTGATAAAATAAAAGATGGAAGTAAATCTTCTATTTCAAAGGCTTGCGGCAACAGCATAGCGGTTGAAGTAATTAAGTCTGTATTAAACAATATTGACTTTTCTTTAGAAAAATGATATAATTAAAGTATAATAAAAAAAGAAAGGAAAAAGTCTTAATGAAAAAAAGAAAATTCTCCTTTGATGGTATGTTGATAGCAACATTTTTAACTACGATTTTTTATAGTTCAACGTATCCTTATATTCATAAGCATATAATTTCAGAAGTGTCTGAAGATTTTTTAGCATTAAATCAAATCTTAAATTGTCTTTCGACAATTGTATATGGATATATTTGGAATAAAACAGATAAAATTTTTAAATATTGTTCTTTTCTATGTGTTTTTGAGTGCCTTACTACTATAGGCACTACTTTATTTTGTATTTTTACTAAGAATATTGTTGCTTATTATATAATGGATACAATGGCTTTTGCCTTAATCACGAGAAATTTTATCTGTGCCGGCGCAAAGTTAAAAGCTATGCGTTATAGAACAGAAAAAGAAAGAGAACATTTTGATAATAATAATTGTTCTGTATCTGCCGCCGCCACTATAATAGGTGCTAGCATAGCTATGGTCTTAAATTTAAATTTTGAAACGATGTTGTGTTTAGCAACTCTAGGAAACACTATAGATAATTTTATTTATATATTTATTTATGAAAAAGAAAAGAAAAAGGAGGAACTAAGATGGAAGGAGTTAATCACCCAGAACATTACCAAGGCAAAAGAGAATGTATAGAGGAAATTCGTTTGCTTTATGGAGATGAGGCGGCGAAAGGTTTTTGTCGTGGTAATTACCACAAGTATAAGACAAGAGCTGGAAAAAAAGAAGGTGAGTCAGCAGAGAAAGATTTAGCTAAGGCAGAATGGTATTTGGATTATCTGGAAAAAATTGTTAAAGCGGAAAAGCTTATGCCAAGAGCAGATGGGAAAAGTTTAGTTCACGCCACACAAATAGCTGAACTTTTTGATACTGACTATAGCGGTAGTGATGTAGTTGAAAGACAGAGAAGAATAGAACCTCTGATAACTTTACTTAATCTTATAAAAGAAAATGATTTAGGAGAGATAGTTAATGATTAAATTAGAAAATACAGTAGTATATGGTTGGGAAGCTTCGATACGTGGAATGAGAAACCCCATGAATTCATGGGATAAAAGTGATAGTAAGGGAAATGTTATAGGAGAAAACGACCTAAATCTAATGAAAAAGCTAATTAAAGCTGGAACAGACCATTCCAAATTTATGAGAATGATAACTGTATCTGTAGACATAGTTGCTCCTCTTTATTGGTGGGCTGAGTATGATACGTATAAGGTTGGGACAGTGCGAAATAGTTGTAGTAAGATGCATAAAATTCATGATAAAACTTTTACCTTAGAAGATTTTTCAACAGAACAGTTAAATACAATTTCTGAAAATATGATTAAAAATATTATTGATGTTTTAAATGTCAATAGAGATTTGTTTATAGAAACAAAGGACAAGTTTTATTGGTGGCAGATGATACAACTGTTGCCATCTTCATACAATCAGCGTTCCACTATTCAGCTCAATTATGCGGTATTGCGTAATATGTATCATAGTAGACAATTCCATAAACTCGATGAATGGAGAGCATTTTGTAAGTGGATTGAAGAACTTCCTTATTCAGAATTGATAACACTTAAATAGAAAAGGAGTTAAAATGGATATTAAAAAAGAAATAAAAATACTTAGAGAGCAGGCAGCAAGCGATACGAGGACTGGTTATCCAGACCTCGCCGCCTATCGTAATCAGATGGCTGATTGGTTATCTGAACTTTTACTTTTTAGAGAAAAAGTAATTACTTGCTCAAATTGTAAATATGCTATAGAAGGAAAAAAGATTAATGACGAATTGTCTTTTTACATCTGTGAAATTAACAAAAATAAAATTTTGAGTAAAGAGGATTATTGTTCTATGGGAGAAAAGAAGTAGATGATAGAGTTTATTATTTTAACATTAGCAATAATATTACTTATTGTTGTGCCAATTTATGTTTCTATAAAAGCAATAAAAAGAGAAAATAAATTTGATAGATTCTTATTGGGGTTAGAGGATAAAGATAAGGATTAATAATATGAAATTAGAATATAGAAGTAATAAAAATTTTTATAAAGCTATATGCGAGCTTACTAAAGAACTTGACAAAATTTTAAATTTAAATGATTTTTTTCGTCATTATATATTAATTGATGATTATTATAAAGATATAAAGTTTTTGCCAATTAGAGTTCCGGGAAAGACAGTAGGGAATATTTGGATTGATGACAATAATGTAATTACAAAAATTATCTTTGAAACAAATTGTATTATTAATTTATATCCCGAAAATATTAATGAATTGGTTAAAAATTTTATTGGAACGGTTATTGAGTATTAAGGAGGGGATTTAAAATGGAATTGGAATTTGACATGAAAAGGATAATTGTTTTATTTGTTATTTTACTATTACCTGTATTTTGCGGTCTCTTATATGAGAAAATTACGAAAAAATCTGTATTTGATTGGGATGAAGATGAAACTGATACAGAAGAAGACATAGATGAGTTAATAGCAAATAAAACTGAAGAACTAAAAGCTTTAAATAAAAAAATTGTAGCTGAACTTCAACAGGCTGAGAATAATTACAATGCCAAAATGGAGCTTTTAAATAAAAATATTTCAGAGCAAACCAATAAACTTAAATCTATAGAAGAAGAAATAACAGAACGAACAAAAGAACGTTCAGTTATAATAGAACAGTTAAAGGTGGACGAAGAAATTAAAAACCAGAAAGACTTTTATAGAATTGTTTTATCTAAAGATGCTTTAGAAGATATAGAAAAACTTAAAGGAATTTCTAAAAGCCTAAATAATCCAGCTACTTTAAATAAGTTTATATATAAAGAGTATATAGAAACTCCTTTTAACACTATGTGTGGTAGAGTTTTAGGAGAAAATTCAACCAAGGGCGGCATCTATAAGATAATAAACTTAAATAATCAAATGGTTTATATAGGGCAGACTAAAGCTGGCTTTAAAAATCGTTGGAGAACTCACGTAAAAAATGGATTGGAGTGTGGTAGCGACTCCAAAACGAATAAACTTTATTCCGCTATGATAGAAGAAGGAATTGAAAATTTTGGATTTCAGATTGTTGAGATAGTAGAAGATAGTTCTAAACTAACTGAAAAAGAAAGATTATATATTAATCACTATGACTCAAAAAACTGGGGATATAATTCTAAACTCTAAGGAGGATTTAAATGAAGAATAGAATTAATCTAATAACAATGACAGACTTAATTGATTTCCAGAAAATCTGTGAGGATACAGAAGGAAAAATAGAAGTTTATTGTGGGAAAAATGGATATAGAACTAACGCTAAATCAATTCTAGGTTGTATGGCGGCGCTAGAGTATGAAGATATGTGGGTAGAGAGCGAAGTAGACATATATTCTAAAATTCAGAAGTGGGTTATTAATGGAGAGGACGGAGTGAATATTCATGAATAAAGAATTAACTTTAAGAGATATTGAAAAAAAGTGTGAAATAAACTTTGATGAAAATGAAACTTGTGATTTAGATGAAACAATAAGTAAGTTTATACTCCCCAGACTTATATATTTCCGAGATAATGAACAGGGGATACCTAGTTCGCTTATTGTTCTTGATAAAAGAGGTAGACCTCAAAATGAACTAGAGGCGGCGCAACAGTGGAGAGACATTTTAAATAAAATGATTAATGCTTTCTGGGGCAATATAAATGGCCCTTGGGTTGATGATGATGAAGCAAAAGAAGAAGAATTAACTCAGAAACGCAGAGAAGGTTTTGAGCTTTTTGCGAAATACTTTGAAAGCTTGTGGTGGTAAAAAGAGAACGGAGGAAATAAGTATGGGTATAGATAGAATAGATTTAGATTTGAAGTCTAAAGTTTTGTTAATTGTTTCTTATTTTAAAGTTGATGAAGATGGAAACCTAATTAAATATAATCAAATAGAAAAGAAACATAGTAAAAAAGAAATTCTAAATTCTTTTAATAGTTCTTTGGAAGTAGAATATGTGAATAAAAGACCAGAGAAGTTTAGAGAAGGAGTTTTGTATATATTACATACTCCAGCTGGTCGACCAGATTATATTTACTCTTATGTTATAGAGTAAAAAATTAGATTAAGGTAAATAAAAATTCACTTTAAGGTATAGGATTAGTCCTATACCCTTTTTTATTTGGAGGTGAATATAATGCCCTATGGAGATTTGAATGAGAATGCTTTATTCGCACGTAAACCAGACGGAGGTGTCGAAATGACAGATAAAGACAAATGTAAATGTGGCTGTGAACCTTACCCTCAGTGGCAACATTGCCCTGTGCCGCCACCCTATCCACCATATCCGGAGTATCCTTATTGTCCACCGGTATGTCCAAGTGTAGGTTCAATTGAAGCTCAAATTGCTAAGCTTTCTAAGAAGAGTGCGGCAATAAGAAAACAGCTTGACAACCTTATAAATAAAAACAAATCAATTGTTATTACAATTGGTAATGTAAAATATAATTTTGGTTGTTATCTTAATGAGGAAGGAGAAACTACTTCATACGCTGAAAAAATTGAAGAAATTTTAACAGCAGAATTAGAGGCTATTAAAACTAAGATTACAGAATTGGCATCTGAGCTTGAAGTTTCAGATGAAAATGACTCTGATGTAGTAGGACCATAATGGTAAGGCGGCAGAAATGTCGCCATTATTTTTAAAGTTTAAACTGTGCCGCCCTATCATAGAATTTAACGATGGGCGGCACAACATTTTGTTAAATAGATTGATTTAAATAAGGCTTGAAAATTTTTTAAATCTATGCTATAATATTTATAGAAGTTAAGAAAGAGGAGGTGAAATAATGATAAGAACATTTAAAGTCAGATTATTTCCAACAAAAGAACAGGAACAAAAATTTTATCAACATATAGGTTGTTGTCGTTTTGTATGGAACTATATGATAGAACTACAACAGAAGCGAAAAGAAAATAAAGAAAAACATCTTTTGTTAAAGTTGAATATAACGCAGCTTTTAGAAAGGATTTATTTATGGTAATATCAATTAGATTTAAAGATAAAAATAAGGTTTTTCAAGGAAAGGTATACGATTTTCTTCTACATGAAGAAGAAGAAGAGATACCAAAGGAAGGAGATATTGTTCGTCTATTAGACGAAAGCTTTGATTATCGCTTTCACGGCACGAGAGTTAGGGTAGAAGCTGTAAGAAAAAGAAAGAAGGAAGATTTAAACTTAGAGGTTGTTAGGTATATAAAGAAAGATTTAGATTAACTATGTTAACAAATTTTTGAAAATATGCTATAATATTTATAGATTAAAAAAAGGAGTGAATAAAAATGAATAAAGAATTGTATGAAGAAAGAACATATGAGATACTTTGCTCTGATTGCTTAAAGTCTTTCCAGAGTAAAGACGAAGACGAAATTCTTTGTGCTGATTGTTGGAATAAAAGAGCTATAGGAATGAGAGATGGACAAAAGCCTCTTGAAGACGATAGTAATAACGATGGTAATAATGAAGGAGAGAATTAAGACCTCTTTCTTTCATAAATAAAAACTCGCCGTCCTTTGTGGCGGTTGGAAAGCGCAGTTGAAACCTCCTCGTGGTGCTTTCTGGAAACACATTAGTGGCTAATTCAACTAGTTGACAAATTTTTAAAAATATGATATAATTTATTTATAAAATAAAAAAACTGGGGTGTTGCCAAGCGGTAAGGCACGAGACTTTGACTCTCGCACTCGCTAGTTCGAATCTAGCCACCCCAAAAGACAAAAGTTCAAAACCTCCACGTGGTTTGTCTTGGAAACGATTTATAATCGGCTAATTTGAACATAAAACTATCTTGAAAATTTTTTAAAAATGTGTTATAATTTTTATAGAAATTAAAAATACTACAATAGCTTAATAAAAGCTCTTTTAAAGAGATGGTAGTTCAAATCTACCTTGTAGTTCCAAATTTATGCCTTTTAAAAAACTTTTTACAGCAGAAGTTTCATTAGGTTTTATAACTGTAAACCTCTTTTCATTAGTATAGTAGCTTAAAGAAAAGCAAGCAAATTAATTAATTAATTAATTTAATTAATTGTTATAGAGTTCGAACTCTATCTATACTCTTAATAAAAGAAGATGAGCAGGGGATCACATCCCGCCGGAGTGTCTGAAGGAAGCTGAGTCAAGACTAGACTTGTCAGCGCTCGCCCCGAATGTAAGATTTGCCTTCTTCAAGCTTAGTCAGCTCTCTTATTAAGGACATAGAACGTGTCCTTGTAAAACGAAATAAAGTTCAAAAGGAAGCTAAGGACATAGAACGTGTCCTTGTAAAACAAAATAAAGTTCACGGAGAAGTTAAACAGAGGAATGTTGGAAGCACTGACGGACAAATGACACAAGAAGAGTTGACTTTCGCTCGTCAAAAGGAAAGCTAAAAGTTCGTCCAATAGGAAACTGTTGCTGTTTTAACTTTATATGTTCCCGTAGCTCAGTTGGTAGTAGCACCAAACTGTTAATTTGGATATCACTGGTTCAAGTCCAGTCGGGAACGCTTGAATAATAGAAACCAGACTTTGAGTGGTGAGGTAAAACCCCCATAAAAAAGAAACTGTTTCTTTTATAAAATCTCTCAGGCTTTAAATTTGAAGCACACTTGAGGGCTACACAATGAGGCACTTTGTTAGGGGCAAGAGAGCAAGTGCTGAGTGTCATATGGTTTCATAATATCCAGACTTGTCTTAGGTTTAAACTGAAAGAAAATTATGAATTAAACACTTATTGTGTTGTAAGGGTGGCGTTGAGACGTTGCCCTTATTTTCCCCAATACAGCTATAGTCTAAAGAAAAGATAAAACGATAAAAGTCGTTTGATATGGGTGCGAACCCCATTAGCTGTTTAACATTATCACAATAGATGCGAAACATACCGGCGAAAATCTCATAGCGTTAAAAATGAATGTCGTTAATTTCACTCCGCGGGAACTGCTGTATGTGCTGAAGGTTCCTTATTGTGATAAGTTCGTCCCACTACAGAATGTGGCGTAAGGTAGTCTGCCTACGGAATGGCAACTAGGAGCTTAGTGGCTACACAATTTGATTTTTAAGAGCATACCTTAAAAATCCGAATGAAGTTAAAAACTTTTTAAATTTAAGATTCGAGGAGTGGAAGTGGAAAGAACGGTTTTACCGAGTTCTGTTGGCTACGTAGACCAATCGAAGAAGTTTAGCGTAGAGTAGAGGAATAAATTAAAAAAGTTTTTAACGGAGTTTGTATTAAGATATAATTTTTATAGAAATTAAATATTGCGGGTTCTTCTAATGGTAGGATAGGAGTCTCATACGCTCCAGATTAGGGTTCGATCCCCTGACCTCGCAATCTAATTTAAGATTGAGTCAAAGCCAGCCTAGGCTATAAGAAACTGAAAGTTCTTAAAAAATTAATGTGCTTTAGAAAACAATCTTAAATAAATTTAAAAAATAAAAGCAGTCGTAGTCCAGAGGCAGGAGACAAGGAGTTTAAACCTCCTACAGGGTGAGTTCGAATCTCATCGACTGTATTATTGTCCTTGAGGTTAGGGACATTAATCAACAGACTTACAGAAAGTGAAACTGTTCAACACTTAATTAAAGAACTTGCTACGCTTAAGTTTGAAACTGCGGACCAGAGTAAGCATTACTTACTGCGCTTAAGTTATAAACTGCGGACCACAGTAAGTCTTTAAATTAACGTAAAACTCTGCTAGAACGTTAAACTAGAAGTAATACTATTTTTACGAGTTTAATTAATTAGATCTTTAAATTAAAAGAACAAGGATATTCAGAAAGTTGGTTTAGTGGCAACCATCTTCTAAGGAATGCGTTGAAGCTCACTGAATTAGTTCTTGAAATTTAACTTTCTCTGGGTAATAAAATAGTCAAGTCCCTTAATTTAAAGAATTAATTGAGGCGTGGATGAGGAGGAGTTAATTATTTAATTAACTTTGTTGGCTACGCAAACCCATTAACAATGTTTCGGCGTAGAGTAAAGAGGTTCTTTAAATTATAAATGCGAGCAGCCTGAAGCAAAAGTGAAAGGAACAGACTAGTCAACGTTCCTAGTAGCCGGCGAGAGTTCATCACTCTCGGCTCGTCCCAATTAAAGTAGTTGACAAATTTCTATAGATGTGATATAATATTTATAGACTTAAATTTAAGGGATAGTAAACCGTTAAGGAGACGGGCGGGGGGCTGTAAACCCCGTAGCTATTGCTTCGAGTGGTTCGATACCCTCCTGTCCCATCCACAATTAAATGTTTTGTTATAAACATATTTACCTCGGTGAAGAACGTCTAATCAACGTGCCGAGATTTCGTCTGTAAAATCAAGTAGCTTTCTTTAGACGGATACGTTTAAAGGAATTATTAACAAAATAGTGATATTTTGTTAAGGATAGCCAACTATCTCTTGTTGACGAAAGTGCTTCTATCTATCGTAAATATAAAGCTCGAAGGTTTGTCGTCTTGGTAATAGACGCTCTCGGTGAGAGAATAATCTTGGTAAGGTTTAGCGTGGAAAACTAAGCAAACCCAAGAAAATCCAAACAACAAGATTTGTGCTGAACCTTAAGAAATTAAGGGTATAAGACGAGCCTTTGGAACAAGTAGCCCAATTCGCACACATACGTTTAAAGAAGATTCAAGCTATTCTGAATGATGGGTGAAAGTTGAGAGTATCAGTCTCTCATAGGACTTGGCTTTTAAAGCTGGGGTAAGAAGTCTATAGATGACGATTTATAGGCTCAGACTTATCTCCCTATTAGCTTAATGTGTTTAGGTAGATAAAGGTAAGGCGAAGGTCTGGATGTGTTTATAATAAAACATTTAGTTGTTTTATTTTTTAAAAAAGGAGTTAAGTTATGAAAAATGTAATGGAAATTGAAATCAGATTGGAAAAGCTTAGAACTAAGCCAGTAGAAAATTTGAAGCTTATCAAAAAGTGGGAAAGAATTTTGAGAAAGGCGAAAGGAGAATAAAAAATATGATGATATATGGTTTTAATGAAAATTGTGGATATTTTACTTATGATTTGGAGAAATATCTCAATGATATAATTAACGAAGATTGGATTGAAATGGAAAAGGAAAGAATAAGAAAAGAAGTTAAAAACGGTAGTTGTTATCTTTATGGAGATTACATTGCCGCCTCAACTAGGGAATTGGATAAAATGCTAGATAATAAAGGAGACCTTTAAGGTCTCTTTTTTTATTTTTAAGGAGAAAATAAATGGAAATTTTGAATAAAATAATTAATGGAGCTTTTTTGAAAGAAGAAGAAATTAAATTTATTTTAGAAAAGTCCAATTTTCCAATAAATTTTATTGACGAAACTCAAAATGATTTCTGTTTATGTTGTGCCGGCATAGTAAAAATTAAAGAGAAACTTTATGCTATCCCCTTTATATTAAATAATAAAGAAAAAATTTATTGGGGTCAGCCGGCAATAGAAGTTCTTAAAAAAGACTCGTTTTATACAATAAAATAGTTAATGCTGTTGTGCCGCCCTATCATAAACTTAACGGTGAGGCGGCGCAACATTTTTTTAATAAATGTTAAATAGAAATTTTCATTTGAGACTTGATTTTTCCTTAGTTTTATGATATAATATTTATAGAAAGTTAAGAAAAATTGAGGGGAAATAAAAATGGATATTAGTTCTGGTGGTAATTGGCCATCTTGTGCGTTATCAAATTTCGCACCCCATCCGTTTGAAATAGATGGGGTAAAATGTAATTCAATGGAAGGCTTTCTTCAATCTTTGAAATTTAAGAGTATTGATATGCAGGAACACGTATGTACTCTTGTTGGAATGAAAGCTAAAATGAAAGGAAAGAATAAGAATTGGTGGAGAACTCAAACACTATGGTGGCGTGGAAAAGAAATTGATCGTCATAGTAATGAATATCAAGAACTTCTTGATAAAGCATTTAACGAGCTTTCTAAAAATTCTTCTTTTCAAAAAGCATTGTTAGCAACTAAGAATTCAACATTAACTCATTCTATCGGTAAAAATAATGCTCATAGAACTATATTAACAACTTCTGAATTTTGTTCTCGTCTTATGAAGATTAGAACAAGACTACAAGAAGAGTATTATAATGATATTTATTTAGAAAATTTTTAATAGAAGGAAGTTATATAATGAAAGTAAAAATTTTTAATGGTTATGGTTTAAATTTATATTCTTCTCTTGAAGAAGAAATTAACGATTTTCTTAGTGGTTTTCATAAAATAGAAACAATAAATTTTACATATCTAGGGAATAATACAATTCTTTGTTGTTATGAGGGCGAAACTTGGGAAGATTATCATAGTAAGAGGAAAAGTTATTATTAAAAACAAAACAGAAAGAGTTAAGACCCATTTAGTACCGAATAAAAAATTCTTATAAATAAGGAGAAATAAATGATTTATTCTAAAATAGAAGAATGCCCTATCTCACGAAAAGAAATTGAATTGGTTGCGTTCTTTCGACATAAAGGACTATATATGTGTCATGCTTATTATAAGGACCACACTGAACGATTTAATTTCTACTTAACAGAGAAAATGAATTTCTCACAAAAGGGCAAGCAAGAAAGAGACTACAAGAACTGTTTCCAAACGCAATAATTAAAAAATTTGTAGTTCCCCGAAATTCGAGAAGTTGTTATTAAAGAAAGGGCTAAGTTATGGGAAAAAAGATTACCGATGAAATTATAGAACAAATCAATGAGTTATATTTAAAAATTGGTGTAAAATCAAGAGTAGCAAAAGAATTGGGAATAAGTGCCTCAACAGTTTCAAAATATATACAAGAGGGATATGTTGGAAAAGCAGACCGCACGATTTCTAAATTTGATAAAGAACCAATTTTACTTACAGAAGAAAAAATTAAAACTATTCCTAATTTTAAAGAATTTTTAACTAATTTAACTTCAGAAGAAAAAGTCCAGTTAAAAGAACTTCAAGAAAAGGAGATTTATTTATGATAATTTTTACTATAGATGAAATGGATAACGGTTATATGGTAGGATTTAAGGAAGATTTTTACAAAAAAATGGGCTGTTGTAGCGGTTCTTATAACATAATTCCGTCAAGACTTTTAGGTTTTTCTTATCCAAATTATTTGCGTTATATGAGGGATAAGTTTAATGCCACTTTAAAAGGAAAAAGTGGTTATTCTTATCCGTATTATAAAAATAAAGAAGACTGTGCCGCCGCAGTATCGTATTTAAATAATGTGTGGCGTCAAGTGGAACGCTTCTTTTTTACTCAGATAAATTAATAAACTTTTTGATAAAAATTATGCTGTGCCGGCACAGCATTAACAAAATGTTAAATTAAATCTTTTATTTGAGACTTGATTTTTCCTTTATTTTATGATATAATTTTTATAGAAAGTTAAGGATTGATGAAATCGAGAGGAGGAAATCTTGATGTATAACGAAATAAGCGTTAATTATGATTGGGAAAATCCCGATTATCAAGTTCAGTGTAGTAGTTATAATAAAAAAATTAGAGTCTACGAAAATGAAACTGAAAAGAAAGCTGTAGAGAGTTCTATTTTAGAAGAAATTTTAGAAGTAGCTCACGATATATACTATGAACACGGATTATATTATGAAGGTATTATCTATGAAATTTTTATAGATAATTTTGTTGACAATACAAAAATCGAATATACTATATTAGATGAGAGAGGTAGGAGAGGTAGAAGATGATAGTAGAGCTTTCTTTGAATAAAGAGAAATTAACTGAATATAATAAAGGACTGAGAGAGTATATAAGGAAATATCCAGAATATAAAGAGTCTTATAAAGAGATAAATAATTTAGAAGACCTTTTTGTTCCCTATCTACAATTTTTGGAAATTCTTAAAGAAGAGAATTATCTCGTTATAGAAGATGATTCTAAAATAAATTGTAATGGAGTTTATGTTTGTGGGCTGAACTCTAAAAATATTATCGGAGATTTAACAAACTATATAAAAGTTAAAAATCTTGATTCTCCTATTTATTGGAATAGCTATGGAGTATGTGATAATGCTTCACAAGTTTTAGAATATTATAATACTCTTTGTGAAGCTAATGAAGATTATATGAAAGATAAAAATTTTGTTATTCTTCTCTCGCCGATATTTAAGGAAGACCAGCCAGAAGCTAATGGTTGGAGATGGTATAAGTGGGGAGAATATATTGGGAAATATCAAAGAGAATATGATTATCTATATGATGAAAAAGGAATTGATTATGTTTTCTGCTTTCAGATTATAGAAGTGGAAGAAGATTAAGGAGTTGAAAAGGATGAATGGGCTTTATATTTCGGGCGATACGCACGGTTTCTTAGACATTGAAAAGTTAAATAAACTTCCAGAAGAACTAGATAAATCCGATGTATTAATAATACTAGGAGATGCTGGGGTATGCTGGAACGGCAAAGGAGAAGATGAAGAGCTTCAGAAATTTTACGAAAATAAAAAATTTACTACTTTTATAGTAGACGGTAATCACGAAAATCACGATTTGATTGCTGAACTTCCTATTATAGAAAGATTCGGCGGAAAAGTTAGAAAGGTTTCTAACTCGGTTTTCTATGCTATTCGTGGAGAAGTTTATGAAATAAATGGAAAACGTTTTTTAGCTATAGGCGGCGCAGACTCTATAGATAAGGAATATAGAGTAGAGGGTCTTTCTTGGTGGAAAGGAGAAACAATTTCTGAAAGTGATATTCTTAATGCTTTAAAAAATGTCAATGGAACAATTGACTTTTTAATAACACATACTGGTGGTTCGGCAGTAAGCTGTGAACTTGGTTTTCCGCCGAGTTCAAGCGATAAAATGTTAGATAAAGTTATTTATTCTGTTGATTATAAATATCATTATTTAGGACACCATCATATAGATAAAATTCTCAATGAAAAAACAAGAATTTTGTATGATGATATTATAGAGATAAGGGAGTAATATATATGATTTGTAAATATAATGCTATAACAAAGAAAATTGAATGGGTAATTTTTAACGATTATTTAAAAGAAATTATTAACGAAGAATGGCTGTCTAAAGAAATGGATAGGCTTGATAAGGTTTTAATACCTTATTTGGGGTTGTATCCTATTTCAAAACTAGCAAAGAGAATGGGATTGATGGAAGACTGTATAAAAGAAGAAATTGAAGTTAAAGCTTCTGTAATCGAAGAAAATATTTATGATAACGGCGTAGCTTTTTTTGAAAATGATATAATAGCGTTTTCAGAAGAACCACTAGTAGAATTTCTGGAGAGATTTAGAATTGATTATATTCCTTTAGAAACTAAAAAAGATTCTAGTTCTCAGGATAAGATTTGGCCCTTTTAAAAAAAGAAAAGAGATTTATTGTAGGGCGGCGCAACATTTTGTTAAGTAAAATAGTTTAAATAAGGCTTGAAAGATTTCTAAAATTGTGCTATAATATTTATAGTAAAGAAAAAGAAATCCACTTTGAGAAAGGAAAAGAAAGTATGTTTAATACTATTAAGACAATAGATATTTATGAACTTGAAGAAGAAGTAATAAAAAGAATTGGAGAGAATGAATATTCAAAAGAACTAGACCGATATCTTTTTACTGAATATGCTAATGATTCTTATAATTCAATTACCATAGCAACTATTAAAGAGGATATTGCTGATATAAATGATGGATATAGAGAAGATTTTATTGGAGAAGAAAAAGAATTATATATCTCAACATTAAACACTATAATTGAAATTTTTGAAGAAGCTGGAATCGAAGATGAAGAAAAGTTCTAGTTCTTATTAGTTGGTAATTTTTATTAAGAAAACTTTTTATATTAATTGGAGTTCTCTTTATAACATTTTGTTAAATAAAATAATTTAAATAAGGCTTGAAAAATTTCTATTTTTATGCTATAATATTTATAGTAAAGAAAAAATCCGTTTTGAGAAAGGAAAAAATTATGAGTAGATGCTTCATGTTAATCGGAGTTCCCACAGCAGGTAAATCAAGTTGGTGTAAAGAAAATCCACAGATTGAAAGAATTTCTTCTGATGAAATTAGAAAAGAATGGGGAATTTTAGGAACTTCTGAAGAAGATAAAAGTAAAAATGCTTTAGTATTTGAAGAAGTTTTAAAAAGAGCAAAAAAAGCTGTAAAAGAAAATAAAGATTTTGTTATAGATGCTACAAATATTAACTCAAAAAGAAGAATTAATTTCCTTAAGCAGTTTAACTGTGAAAAAATTGGAGTTGTATTTGCTACCCCTATCGAAGAATGTTTAAAGAGAAATAGTAAAAGAGAAAGAAAGGTCCCAGAAAAAGTTATTAATAGAATGTATAGAAACTTTCAGCCGCCTCATTATTCCGAAGGTTTTGACAAAATTTTGGTTTACTCAAATGGGGAAAAGAACGGATTGGAAAAATTAATGGCAAAAAATTTAGATTGTGAACATGACAATCCTAACCATAGTTCTAATTGTGGACTTCATTGTATAAAAACTGAAATGAACCTTGTCTCAGCTTATGGAGTAGCCTTGAAGGGAAAGAAGATGGCAAAAGAATTGAAAATTCTTACAGCAGCGGCAAGATATCATGATATAAGCAAATTTAAAGTAAAAACTTTTACCAATTTTAAGGGAGAAAAAACAAAGGAGGCGCATTTTTTCAACCATAGTAATGTTTCTGCTTATGATTGGCTCTGTTATGCTCCAGAGGATTTTCATACCGATGAAAAAATAGAAGTCGCTAATTTAATCTCTAACCATATGGTTTTCTTTAATAAAGATATAGCTCCAATTTTAAAAATAGAAGAACGTTATGGAAAGAAATTTATGTCTATGTTAAATTTGCTTCACAAAGCAGATATATCTGCTCATTAAAAGGAGTTTATATGGAAATTGTATATGGAAATATTTATACTTGGAACTCAGAGGAAGTAGAAGACTTTGAAGAAAGTGTGATTTATCAAAGTTGTTGGGATTACTTAGAAAATAATGAAGATTTTTATAGAAATGAGTGGGGAGATTTACCACTCGATTGGTATGAGACAGTGTTCTGGAAGAAAATAGATTAATGAGATTGTGCCGCCCTATGATGAAATTTTATGATAGGGCGGCACAACTTTTTGTTAAATTTGACTTTTATTTTAATGCTTGAAAATTTTTTAATTTTATGCTATAATATTTATAGTAAAAGAAAGGTGGAATTTAAATGAAAAAATATGAATTAACTAGTGAATTTATAACAATAAATAGAACAAAGCTTTATAGAATTAAGGCTTTAAAAGATTTCGGAGATGTTAAGATGGGCGATTTAGGCGGATTTATTGAAAAAGAAGAAAATCTTGCCCAAGAAGGCGATTGTTGGGTTTACGACAGAGCGATTGTTAGGGACAAAGCTAGAATCTATGACAATGTTCGTATCAAAAATCGAGCTGTTGTTAAGGACAATGCTGAAATTTCTTTCGATGCTCAAATTTTAGATTCTGCGGTGGTTGGAGATAATGCGGTTGTATCAATACAAGCAATTGTTAGGAACAGTAGTCGAATAGATGGGAATGCTCATGTTTGTGGAAGTTGTATAATTCATCAAGATGCTCATATAACACAAAAAGCTACAGTAAAAGGAAAAGCTAATATATCTGGACTATCTGTTATAGGTGGAAATGCTGTTATAGATGATTGTGCTATAGTTAGTGATTACGCAGTTATAAAAGGTAATGCTATAGTAAAAGGTAATAGTATAATAGAGGAACGTGCTATAGTAGGCGGCTATGCCATTTGTATTGGCAATGCTAGAATTAGTGAAACTATGATTGTCATGTATGGTATATGTGATACAGATTTAACTGAGGATATTGAAAAATCTATAAAACATCAATGTAATCTTCCAGTAGAAAATGGAAAGGTAATTGCTTATAAAATAGTTCGAGCAGATTTATCTAGCATCTTTGACTCTAAATATTTTTATAAGGTTGGAGAAATAGCAGAGTTTTTAATACCACTCAGAGACGATATTGAAGAAAAAGAATGGATCAACGACAAAACCGTTAGCTGTGCGCCGGGACTACATTTTAGCAATTTGACTTATTGGGATCAGGAAATTTATCATAATCCTACACTTTCTACAGATAAAATTGCTTATTTAAAAGCAGAAATTGATATAAAAGATATATTAGCAGTTCAAGCTGGGAAAATTAGATGTGCGAAAGCTAAAATTTTAAGCGTTGTTTAAATTAAACAGATAGCGTTAATGCTGTGCCGGCACAGCATTAACAAAATGTTAAGTTAAATAATTTAATTGAAGCTTGAAAATTTTTTAATTTTGTGTTATAATATTTATAGTAAAGAAAATTAAAAAGAAAAGAGGATTTTTATGGAATTACTTATACAAAATTTAATTAAAAAAGTTCCTAATTGGATGGAAGTTTTAACTTCCCCGCCCTTTAATTTAATGATAAAAAGAAAAGATAAGAGAATAATCTTCAAATACACTCCAGCTTCAGACCCCCGTAATGAAATTGTAAAAGAAGCAAGAGGTTTAATTCTTGAAGATGGAACTTTTAAAGTAGTGGCTTTTCCTTTTAAAAGATTTTTTAATTACGGCGAGCCTTATGCTGACAAAATTGATTGGGAGTCAGCCGTAGTAGAAACTAAACATGACGGAAGTTTAATAAAGGTTTATTTTTATAACGGTGAGTGGAAAGTTGGAACTAATAATACAATTGATGCGGAAGATGCTAAACTTCAGTCTACTTACAAGAATTTTAGAGACCTCTTTGACGAGGCGGCAAAAAATTCGGGCTTTGACTTTGATAAATTAGACCCCCATTACACTTACGTCCTAGAGTTGTGCTCCCTCGTAAATCACATAGTTGTTTACTATGATAAACCTCAGCTATTCCATATTGGAACACGTTCCAATTTAACCTTAGAAGAAGTTGAAGTAGATATTGGTGTGGAAAAACCTAAGCAATGGAAATTAAGTAATTTGGAAGAGTGTATAGACATGGTAAAGACTTTTGGTTTAAAAACTGAAGGTTTTGTTGTAAAAGACAAAAACTATAACAGAATTAAAATTAAAAGTCAAGATTGGGTTGCGGCGCATAGAATTTCGTCTTCTTTAGGTGAAGTTAGTTTAGTTTTTTTAATTCAGTCGGACCAGTCCGAAGAAGTTATAAGCTATTTTCCAGAAGTTAAAACTGAAATAATGGAATTAAAAGAAAAAATTAAAAAATTTATTTCTTATATAGAAACACAAATGAGTTTGGCTTCTTTCTATAAAACATCAACAACCTCAAGGGCAGAGTTTGCCGCCCAAGCATTAAAAACAGAGTTTAGTTTTATTTGGTTCTGGATTTATGACAATGTGGAATTTAATCCAGAGAAATGGGTTAACTCGATTAAGCCAGATAGGCTTTTAAATTTTATAAATAAATATTGTTAATTTATTGTGCCGCCCTATGATGAAATTTATGATAGGGCGGCACAACTTATTTTTAACAAAATGTTAAATTGAATTTTTAAATAAATATTGAAAAATTTTTAATTTTGTGTTATAATATTTATAGTAAAAAAGAAATCAAAATTAAATAAATTTATTTTGAAAGTTTAAAGAAAGGTAAATATTTATGGAGAAAAAATACATTTTAACTAATGATACCTGTGTTGTAAGAGGAAAAAAGCTCTATAGAATTAAAGCAATAAAAAATTTTGATAATGTTAAAAAAGGAAGTTTAGGAGGCTATATTGAGAAAGAAGAAAATCTTTCTCATGCGGGAAAGTGTTGGATATATGGCGATGCTTATGTACTTGACAATGCTATGGTCTTTGATAACGCTAAAGTATATGACGATGCTTGTATATATGATAATGCCCGAATATATGATAATGCTATTATATATGGTGCTGCTCATATATTTGGAAACACTTGTGTATATAATGCTAGTAAAGTATATGGTCAAGCTCATATATATGATAACGTTAGAATATATGATAATGCTCAAGTATATGGAAGGGCAACCATATGTGAAAATACTAAAATATTTGATAGTGCCCAAGTATATGGTAGTGCTTATATACATGGTTATGCTCGTATATTTGGAAACGCTAGTATATATGGAAGTGCTTACGTATACGGTAATACTCATATATGTGATAATGCTTGCGTATATGATAACGCTTACGTGTATGGAGAAGCCTATATAAGTGGTAATGCTCGCATATATGATAGCGCTCAAGTGTATGGAGATATTCGTGTATTTGGTAATGCTATCGTATGCGAACACGCAAAAGTTCAGTTTTCTCAGTTAAAAACAGACATAAGAAAAGATTTAAAGGCTTCTTTGAAGTGTCAGTGTAATTTAATTCCAGAAAACGACAAGGTTGTAGCCTACAAGCTTGTTCACAAAAGCCTTCGTAGTTTATATGATATGAGTTTTGTTTATAAGATAGGTGAAACCGCTATATGTAAAAATCCACGGGAAGATAATTCCTCTTGCTCAGCAGGACTTCACTTTAGCAATCTCACTTATTGGGATAATAGAACAAAGGATTGTCTTGATAATTTAGTATACTTAAAGGCTGAGATCGATTTAAAGGATATAATAACAGTCCAAGAAGGGAAGATAAGATGCCGAAGAGCGAAAATTTTAAGCAAAATTGAAGCTGATTAAAAATAAGTAAAAAAACTTTAAAAAGAATTTAGACAAATTTTATTTAAAAAGTTTAAAAGAGAGGTAGAATAATTTATGGGAAAGAAATACATTTTGACTGATGAGACTTATGTTTGGGGTAAGAGAACTTTATATAGAATTAAGGCAATAAGAGATTTTGGCAATGTAAAAGAGGGGGACTTAGGAGGGTTCATCGAAAAAGAAGGAAACCTCTCACAAGAGGGAGAATGTTGGGTTTATGACAATGCTCGTGTATACGGAGAAGCAGAAGTCTTTGAGGATGCCAGCGTATCCGGATATGCTAAAGTTTTTGATAATGCTACTATATTTAGCCACGCTAAAATATTCGACCATGCTTGCGTATATGGTGGTGCCACTGTAGGTGGTATCGCTATTGTATACGAACAAGCTCATATATATGGTGAAGCTTATGTAGGCGGCGCTGCCCATATATGTGACAACGCTAGTATATATGGAAGTGCTTACGTATACGGTAATACTCATATATGTGATAATGCTTGCGTATATGATAACGCTTACGTATATGGAGATGCTTGCGTAAGCGGCAACGCTCGTATATACGATCGAGCTACTATATACGGTAAAGCTCATGTGCTATGTGGTGCTAAAGTATATAATAATGCCCGCATATATGGCAATGCTTATATATCTGGAAATGCTGAAGTGTGCAGCGACGCCCGTGTATACGGAGATGCTTATGTATGCGAACACGCAAGTGTTCAATTCTCTCGTTTAAAGACTGATTTAAGAAAAGATTTGAAAGCTTCCTTAAGATGTCAATGTAATTTGATAGTCGAGGGTGATAAAGTTGTAGCTTACAAGGTTGTTTATAAAGACCTTAGTAGTTTACACGATGGGAATTTTGTTTATGAAGTAGGTAAAATTGCTATATGTGAAAATCCGAGGGAAGACAACTCCTCTTGCTCACCCGGACTCCATTTTAGTAATCTCACTTATTGGGATAACAAAGCCGACGCATGCTTTGATGACCTAATATATCTGAAAGCAGAAATAAAATTAAAAGACATTATAACAGTTCAAGAGGGGAAGATAAGATGTCGTAAGGCGAAAATCTTAGATAAAATTGAGATTGAATAAAATGGATAACGTTAATGCTGTGCCGGCACAGCATTAACAAAATGTTAAATTAAATTTTTTAAATAAATCTTGAAAATTTTTTAGTTTTATGATATAATATTTATAGTAAAGAAAAAGAAAATTAAAAAGAAAAGAGAAATTTTAATGGATATTTATTTAGGTAGAAAAGAATTTTTAATAGAAAAAATAAAAGAAATAAAAGTAAAGAAAGTTCTTCTTCCTTACCCCCTCGATGGTCCAGAAGATTTTAAGGAATATCCCGAACAGTTTAAAAATTATACAATAATAACTCAATCTCTTGAAGTTTTAGATGAATTTCTAAATTCAGATTTAGAAATAAACGTAATAACTCTAAGAAAGAATAAAGAAAGGGTTATATCTAAAAAAGAAGCAAAAGAACTTAGAGATTCATATGTAATGGATTTAAGAATTTAATTTTAAAAAGGAGAAATTATAATGGGACTTGATAATTCAATTAATGTAAACATAAGAGCAAAGAATACTAATAGGGTAGTGGTAGAAATTGAGCTATGCTATTTTCGCAAGTTTTGGGGATTAAGAAATCAAATTATTTCTATCTTAGAACCGCAGGATAAAAGCTGGTTTTCTTTAACAAAAGAAAATTTAGAAGAAATTAGTTCGATATTTAATTTCTATTCTTCTATTGACAATGTAATAGATGGCGGCGTCTCAACAATTTGGGAGAATTGGATAGAAGTTCGAGCAATAAGAGAGGCTCGAACACCAATTGAAATGACGGTTGATTTCCTCAATAATAAAATCTCTGGTGAAGATTATATAGATTATTTATGCTATTTATCTTCGGAAAATGAGGAGCTTCTAAAGGCTATACAGTCTAATTTTGAAGATTACAAAATTGAATTTGAGTTTATTGATAGTTATTAAAGGAGTTTGTTATGTCTAAGCAAAATGAAGATAAGTTTATTCCCTATTCTAAATCTTCAAAAAAAGAAAAGAGGAAAAGGGATAATGAGAAAAGAAATAAATGGGAAATTCCGCCTTATTCTAAAGTAGTTCCTTCAAAAAAGCAAAAAGAGCAAAGAAAGCGGAAGAACAAGTGCGTTCCAGAAGATTATATTTAAGTTAAATAGATGTTTATGGATAAGGAGTTTGTAAAATGGCAAAATTTATCTTAACTGAAGAAACTCGTGTTGTAAAAAATAAAACTTTATATAGAATTAAAGCTGAAAAGGATTTTGGGGAAGTTAAGAAAGGAGAACTAGGTGGATTTGTTGAGAAAGAAGAAAATCTTTCTCATAGAGGAAAAGCTTGGATATCTGATAATGCTTGCGTGTATGGAGATGCTAAGGTAAGCGGCAACGCCTATGTATATGACAACGCTCAGGTATCTAATAATGCTCACGTGTTTGATAATGCCCGCATACATGATAACGCTTTTGTGTGTGGTGAAACTAAAGTATGTGGTAATGCCGACATATATGGCTTTGCTATTATATCTGATAGAGCCAACGTATATGGTGATGTTCGTATACATGATCAAGCTAGTGTACGTGGTCAGGCTTGGGTATATGGTAATGCCCACATATACCATAACGCCAGAATATATGATAATGCTTGTATATCTGGAAATGTTAATGTATATAGTTTTAGTAGTGTATATGGCAATGCTAAGGTGTATGATAATGTTCGTATACATGATTATGCTTGTATATGTGGAAACGCTTATATAAGCGGTAATGCTGATATCTACGAAAACGCTTGTGTATTTGGCGATGCTCACGTAGGTGGCGATGCTTATATAAGTGAGAGGGCTTATGTTCAGTTTTCTCGTTTGAATACAGATTTGAGAAAAGATTTAAAAGCATCTCTGAGGTGTCAGTGTAATCTGATACCAGAAAACAACAAGGTTATAGCTTATAAAATCGTATATGATAATCTTCATAGCTTATATGATAACAAATTTGTCTATGAAGTAGGGGAGATTGCTGTTTGTGAAAATCCCCAAGAAGATAATGTTAGTTGCGCTGCAGGTCTTCACTTCAGCAATCTGACCTATTGGGACAATAGAGCTGATGAAGGTTTTGACGAATTAGTCTATTTAAAGGCGGAAATTGATCTAGATGATATAATAACCATTCAGGAAGGAAAGATAAGATGCCGTAAGGCGAAGATTTTAAGCAAAATCGACATCATTTAAACTTTCTAATTTTAATGCTGTGCCGGCACAGCATTAACAAAATGTTAAGTTAAATAATTTAATTGAAGCTTGAAAAATTTTCAATTATGTGTTATAATATTTATAGTGAAAAGAAAAAATTAAGTTTAAAAAAAAGGAGAAAACTCTATGAAAAAATTTATAGATATCGAAAGAATTAAACCTCAGAACAACTCTAATTTTGAAAGCGGCGACCAGATAGTAATCCAAACAAAAATAGACGGAAGTAATGCTTCTTTCTGTGTTGTTGATGGAAAAGTTTGTGCTTTCTCACGTAGACAGGAACTTAGTGAAAAGAACACTTTAAATGGGTTTTTGGACCTTGTAATGACATTTGATACAGAACTTGTTTCTGCTATTTTGGGCGAAAGATATGTTGTATTCGGCGAGTGGTTGACTTCTCATAAAATTAAATATAGTGAAGATATGTATAAAAAATTCTATATGTATGATGTATGGGATAAGGAAGAAGAGTGCTATCTTCCTAGCAGGGAAGTTCTGAAATTTTATAAGCAACTTTTCTTAAATAATGATAAGGTTGTTTTCGTAAAAAACCTTTATGAAGGTGAGTTCACTACATGGGAGGCGGCGCTAGAATACCTTAAAGTAAACATCTACAATTCTTCTCCTTGTAGTGAAGGAATTGTAGTAAAGAACCAGAGTAAATTAAAATCAAAAAGTCGTTTTCCTTTCTATCTTAAAATAGTAAATGAACAATTTTCCGAAGTAATGAAAACAAAGCCGGTTAACACCGAAAAATTAAAGGAAAAGGAACGTCAGGAAGCTATAATGGCAACTGTAATAACTCGCCGCCGCATAGAAAAAGGATTGGAAAAGCTTATTGAAGATAAACTTATCCCAGAAAATTGGGATGAAACCAATATGAAAGATATTGCGAAACTTTTGCCAAGATTTATTTATAATGATATAGTAAAAGAAGAACCGGAAACTGTAAGTCAGTGTGATAATGCTGGAAAAATTTGTTCTTCAATTACAATGAGAATAGTAAGAGAAATTTTAAATGAACTTATGCGTGTTAATTAAATTGACACGCTTTTTTCTATTAATTCTTGAAAATTTTTTAAATCTGTGATATAATATTTATAGTAAAGAAAAAGATTTAAAAAATTTAAAAGAAAAGAGGAAATATATATGGGTTCAGTTTATGATTTCTATTCAGTAAGAAAACTTAATTTTGAGGTAAGAAATTTAGGAGATTGTCTTGGTTATTATTTCTTCCGCCCAACAGCTATAACTATTAATGGAAAGATAAGTCAACTCGGCTATTCTTTTTCAAGAGAAATAGTTCTTGTTTCTTTAGATGATGAAGAAATTATAGGAACAAGGGAGCTTGAAGTTGAAGAAAATGAAGATGAATTTTATTTTATTGAAAACCCAAAGAAATGGTGTGAGCTTTTAAGAGTTGATGAAAGGGCGGCACAGTATATAGGTCTTCTATCTGAAGAATTTTATGAAAAAATTAAAGAGTTAAAGGAGCAAGACTAATGAAAAAGTTTTTACTTAATCTTTTTATAAAAAGCTTTTATGGAGGATTTTATAAATGAAAACAAAATTTATAAAAACTTTTTTAGAAGATTTTATTCCACCAGATGCTGATGGATTTTATATAGAAGGAAATGAAAATTCTTATTCATTTTATAAAAATGTAGACCCTTTTTTCTTAAAAAAAGGAGAATATAAAGGATATTCTTATGAAATTAAATTTGGCACAACTAAGGTTGCGATTGTTTTTAAAGACCTTAGCTATGTAATAAAAATTCCGGTTGCGGGAGTCTATAGGTTTTATTCACATCAGGATAAACCGCTTCTAAACTCCTTAAAAGTAGAATCTTCTTTAGCAAGAGAAGAAGATTTATATAGAGATAGCCACGCCGCCAAAGCATTTCTCTTAAAGAACATTTATTTGGGAGAAATAAATAATATTCCGATTTATATACAGAAAAAAGTTGACCACTTTTATAGTGAGCCGGCGCAAGATATAAAATCTCCTTATCTTGATAGTATATGTAAAGAACTTCCTTTGTCTTTTAAATTAGATATAGTTTCTTTCTATAAGAAAGGTGAAGAAATTTTGGAAGAGTTATACTGGCTAGGGGATATACACGATGAGAACATTGGTTATATTGGAAGCCGCCCCGTATGTTTAGACTACGGTTGGTAGGTATCTTGAAAATTTTTCAATTTTATGCTATAATATTTATAGAAAGTTAAGAAAAACTTAAAATTTAAAATTAAATGGAGGATTTAAGAATGAGTTTCGATTATTCATTACATCCAGAAGATTTTTGTGAAGAATGGGAAGAATATATTAAGTTTACAGAGGAACTTAAAGAACAGCTAATTAACAAAGAGCAGATTTATACAAGAAAAACTAGTTTAGTTAAAAACGCAATTGAACAGTTAAAAGCTTATGGAAGAGAAACTTCTTACGAAAATCTTAGACAAGAAGCTTACGTAAGTTATGAAAACGCAGATGGAGAAACAAAAGAAATTTTATCTGTGTTGTTTAATGTTAATAGCGCAGAAGAGTTCTACGAATATTTAAAGGAGGAAATAGAAATGGAAAACAGAAAGAATAGCAATGATAATGTGGTTAAGTGTCCTATCTGTTCAAAAAACTTTAATTCAATAGATTCACTAATAACTCATCTTATTTCACACGAAACAGAAGAAAGAGAACGAGAGGCGGCGCAGAAGAGAAAAGAAACAGAAGCTAAGATTAGTTCTCTCAAAGCCGAAAACGAAGATATTACAAAGAAAATTTCAGAACTCCAGAAAAAACTCAATGCTAATCTTAAAGCTTTGAGAGAGTTAGAACCAGAAGACCCAATTGAAAACTTTATTAATATGTTCTTAAAGTAAAAGGAGGAAGAATAAATGCTTAAATTTGCCGCTAATAACTGGATGCCGGTAGATATTACTCTGCCGCCACACAATAAAATTGTAATTCTTCAGACCGAAGAATTACCAGACCCAACTTTTGGATTATATAATCATAAGAAAGGTAATTGGATTATAATAGAAAAAGATTTTGAAGATGCCAAACTCAATGTAAAGGCTTGGCGAGAAATGCCAGAACCTTTTAAGGAAGAAGAAGAAAAATTTATTTTCCGAACAGCAGAAGAGGCATTTCAACTTTCCTACCTCTCTCTGAAACGTATTAAGCGTGGAAATCCAGAGGGAGAGTTCTTTTCAATTCGAGAAAAAATTCTTTCTCAGTGTTCGAGTGGAAAGTTTAGTCTTGAATGTCCAGATGTAAGTGAAGTAAATATTAAGCGTTTAATTAACGCTGGCTTTAAAGTTGAGAAAAAGGACGGATTAATTATAATTAATTGGAATTTGGAATAAAGGACTAAAAAGTCCTTTATTTTTTTTATAAAGGAGTTTAAAATGGAAATAAAAAAGGAAACAAAAGAAGTTTATATTTATAAAGGAAAAACTTATCCAGACCTTGAAGAAGCAAAACAGGCAAGATTAAACGATATAATTGATGAACTTTACAGAAATTTTGAGTTTTACGACGATGATTTAGAAAAAGTTGAAAAGCCGGCTTACATAAACAATGAAACAATAGCCCTATGGGTTTTATCCTTTACTTATATTAAAATATTAACTTCTCAAAAAGAAGCTTATGAAAGTTTTCAAAAATTCTTTACCTATTCTGAATATATCTTTTTCTTAAATTTTGAAGAAGATAAAGTGTGGTATTCTTATAATGAAGGAAACAATAGTTTTGAAAGTGCTGAAAAAGAATTAAAATCTCTAATAGAAAGAGTTGATATTTTAAAACTTTTGCTTGGAAAATATAATTAAACTGTGCCGCCCCTTGATAAATTTTATGATAGGGCGGCACAACATTTTGTAAAATTAAACAGTTCAAATAAATCTTGAAAATTTTTTTAATCTGTGCTATAATATTTATAGTAAAGAAAAAGAAAAGAAATTTCAACTTTAATTAAACGGAGGGTTCTAAATGAGTTTTACAAGAATTTTTTCAACTTTAGAAGAAGCCGAAAACTTTAATTTATTGTGTGGCGGCACAATAACAATTATCTACAATTGGGACGAATTAAAGTCTACAATAATTAAATCTTATAAAGTTTTATTCTATGTAAAATAAAGGAGGAATTTGAAAATGAGCTGTATTTACGACATATTAACCGAATGTCTGGGTGGCTGCCCTAATTGCCCAAGAAAAGACATAAATTCTGAAATTGACCCCGAAGAACTAAAACTCTACTTTTCTGAATAAAGGAGATGAATTAAAATGAAGTTAAAAAACGGAGACTTTGGCGAGGTTAAATATCTATCTTCTAACATCTATGAAAGTTCCTATAAAACTTTAATTTTCGTTTTTGTAAATAATGCTGAGGGCGGCTACCTTATCTATGAAAACGGACTTCACGATCTCTATAAAAACTTTGATGAGAGCGGCGCAATGATAATAAACAATAAGGTAGTAGCCCAAATAACATCTGTGGTTTCCGCTCGTAATTTTGCGGAAGCTCAATTCCGAATAGAAAACGAGGTTTAAGTAAATGTATATCGCCTACATAAATGGAAAAGAAGATAGACTTTACAATTCTATTGCCCATTTCCTTAAACTTAATCCAAACTCAAAAGGTTTAATTTACCTTAAAAAAATTCCAAAAAACTTTTTTTATGACTTATAGAAAGGAGTTAATTAATGTATAATCCAGAATTAAAGCGAATTGAAATTTCCAACCTAACCTCAATTTCCGCAATCGAAAAGGAAATTAGAACAGACTTAACCAAAATGTTTTTAGACTTCCTAAAGGAAAAATTTGAAGTTGAAGATACTGATGTTCTTCAGGTAGGAACTAATGCTATAGCGACAGTGGTAGCTGAGACAACAGTCCCCGATAAGTTCCTAAAGGAAATTTGTATTCTAGTCAAACCAGAGATTAAAACTTGGTATGAGGAAACAGGAAAGCGAAAAGCCCCAATCTTCGATAGGTTTGAACAAAGAGAAATTTACGAAGAACAACTTAAAAAGAAAAATAAGGTTAAAAGTTAAATTTGTGCCGCCCTACGATAAATTTTATGATGGGGCGGCACAACCTATTTAAAAAGGAGTGATTACAATGGAAAACAGAGCAAGAACAGAGTGGCGACACACATATCTAAACGAATTGGGAATTGAACCTAAGCCGGCAAAAATACGTCTGGAATTTCCAGACCCAAGCTACCATATCTATATTGGAGAAACAGTTAATCTAAAAAAGCGTCTTAATAAAATCTTTAAAGATTTAATGAGCCGGCGAATTAATACAGATGAAAAGTGGATTAAAGAAATAAGATTTAAATATGGGGTTTATAACCCAGAAGATATAAAGAAAATTAAAATTGAAATAAGATATAAGTGAAGTTGTTCATAATTAATGGAAAATATTTGAGAAATCTACAATTTACAAACATTATATCTGAATTGAGAGCGAAAGCTCGAAAATTCAGCGGCTTTAAACTTTAGGCGAAGCCTAAAGGTTCAAGCCCAGCAACAACGGAAAGCAACAGATTTAAAACAACATTAATTAAAGGAGAATAAAGTAAATGGATAAAGATTTATTTGTAAAAACAATTAAAGAACTTTTGGCCTTAAAAGAAAAGGAAGAAAATTTATGTAAAACTCTTGAGTCAGTTGGAATTAGTTTTGATTTTAATATAAGTTCAATTGAATTAACTTTGAACTTAATCGAAAGAATTTTAATTCCCTATGTAATGACAGACTGGCTATCCTATTTTTTCTTTGAGTGTGATGGGGATTTAAGTAAGGTGGCAGTATTTCGTAATGATGAACCAATTGAATTAAGAACTTGGGAAGACGTTTATGAGTTTTTGTTAAGTTAAGGTTAAAATTTAAATACGCAATTTAAAAAGAAAGGAATGAGCGATGCGAGTTCTCACTAGAACTCCGTAAGGAGTTCTTGGGAGAAGAGCGAAGCGAATATTGGTTTGTGTTTTCAGCGAAGCTGAAAATACAAGGCAAGAGCGAAGTAGTAAGTAGTATAATTAAATGTGAAATAGAGCGAAGCTCTATTGAACTTCCTTTAATAATTCCGTAAGGAATTATTAAAGGGGAGAAGGGGATTTAAGCAGATTTAGCTAAAGTTTAAGGGAGAAAGGGAGTTTAGAAACTTAAAGGGGAGAAGGGGAGAGGGGCAAGGGAAAATTTAAAAATAAAAGGGAGTTGATTAAATGAAAGGTATCTATAAAATAACAAATAAACTCAATGGAAAGTCCTATATTGGACAATCAATTCATTGTGGAAAACGTCTTGATGAACATTTTAAAGGTTCTCAATTTATTGATGAGGTTTTACAACTTGAAGGAATTGAGAACTTTGAGTTTGAAGTTTTAAAAGAAGTTAAAAACAATGAGGATTTAAGTAAATGGGAAGATTTTTATATAATTAAATTTAATACAATATTTCCAAATGGATATAATAAACGATTTAATTTAAGTTTAAAGGAAAGGGAGAAATTAATAAAAGAGTGTGAAATAGAGCGAAGCTCTATTGAACTTCCTTTAACAATTCCGTTAGGAATTGTTAAAGGGGAGAAGGGGATTAAAGTAAATTTAGGAGAAGGATTAAGGGGAGAAGGAGAAAGGGAGTTTAGGGGAGAAAGGGAGTTTAAAGGTAAAGGGGAGCTTAGATATAAAATAAGAAAAAAAGAAGCTTTAAGTAAAGGGAGAAAGGGAGAAAGTTTAAGTAAAGTTAAAGGGAATTTAAGTAAAGGGGAGTTTAAAAATAATAAAAGAAAAGGAGAAGGAGAAGGGGAGTTTAAAAGTTTAAATAAAGAGAGTTTAAAAAAGTTTAGGTTGAAAAGGCTTAGCAATTCTTGTGTCTCGTTTAAAAATTTTAAAGGTCTAAGCCTTGGTTCTGAATTTCTACCAGTTCCAACTAGTGAAATCTTTATTAAAACAATTCAATGAAACTTTATTCTTATTTATTATGTATAGCAGGAAAAGAACCGCAAAGAAATGGTCGTTTATTCCAACACAAAAATTTAGTTCTAACTGAAATAAAACGTTGTACTGGTTTAGAACCAAAAACAGTTAAGTTATATTTATATGATTTAGAATTACAAGGATTAGTGAGATTTAGAGGAGATAGAGAATTTAGCTTCAACTATATAAATCAAGATGAGTTTATCGAGGGCGGCACAACTATAGATAAAAAAGGTTTTAGAGAAGCAAAACAAAAAGAAGTTTTTAATAAATGGAAATTAAGACTAAAAATAGTTATTACTATATTCCTAGACCTGATACCTTTACTCCAATTCCAGAAATTACTTTACACAAACTTAATTCAATTTTTGAATTAACAGAATTTGAACTTAAATTATATATAATTTGTTGTTCTTTTCGTGATTTACAAGTTGCTTGTTTTAATGGTAAAACGAAGAAATTAAAGTTTGAAGAAATAAAAGATATATTAGATTTAAAAGATAATAGCTCTAATTTAAATAAAAAAAATAAGAAAACTTTATATTTATTGAAAGGAATGGGGTTAATTGAGTTTGAATTAGGGTATTATATTAATAGCCGTGGTGCTAAAATTGATTGTGTTAACTTAACTGAGGTTAATTATTATGTAAAATATGAAGAAATTGAATGGAAAGAAGATGAGGATATTGAAATTACAGAAGAAATTCGAGAAAGATTAGAGCAATTTGATGAAAGTTGTTTTAATTCAGTTTAAGTTTTCCAGCTCGTTTAGACTTCTACTAATACTGCGCCGCGCCTCGTCAACCACCTTAATTAAGTGGTAAGTCAGTCGATTTTAATAGATAAATAAAATGGTCCTATTTCTAGGACCATTAGTTGTATCTGCGCCGGCACGGGTTAAATTTATAAAGTGGGCGGCACACTATGTTATTGGGCGGCACAACACAACTGCTTTGCTATAGTTACTCTGCTATGTTAGCACAACCTCTCCAATTATAATACCCCTAGCCGTTTATTTATATACAATTTGAATTTTATTTATATACAAATTGAAGATTATTAGTATACAAATTGAAGTTATTTGTATACAAATTGAAATTTATTTATATACAAATTGAAGAATTTTTTTCTTAGAGATTTTTCTTCACAATTTTACTTTAAAATAGAGAGATAAACTTTCAAAATTTTAAGTGAGGAGGAGATACTTATAATGATATCTCAAGATAAACAAATTAATACAAAAGAAAAACAAAAAGAAGCTTTACCAGTTAATACTGACAATGAAAAGGTTAATAGAAATTGTATGAAGCTTTACTTATACTTACTTTCTATTTCAGCAGTTAACTGGCAAGAGAAAAGAAGGCAATTTCGTCAAACAGATTTTACTATTAATAAAATCCACGAAAGTCTTAATATGCACTCAGATACAGTTATAAAATATTGGGAACTCTTAGAACAGAGCGGTTGGGTTAAATATGAAGGTCCAAGAGATTACTCTAAAACTTGGAAAGAAGATTTTAAAGCTAGAAAGAAAAATCGACTTGGTTATTATTCTCTTAAAAAGGATCAATTGTATCGCTTAATTCCCAAAGAAACCGTAGATAAAATTCAAACTCAGTATAGAGTAAGTGAAGATGAATTAAAACTTTATTTACTTTTAGCTAACTTACAAGAAAGAACTTTATATTATAAACAAAATTGTTCTCAATTAACCTTGAAAGATTTATGTGATTTAAGGCAGATTAGTGTTCAGGACAAAACAAAAAAGAAATTAATCTTAGAATTAATGTGGTTAAGAGCGGTTGGACTTATAGACTATTCAATTGAAAAAATAAAGAATAATTTTGGAACAGAAACAACAGTTATTAATTTAAGAGATGTTTATTATTATATAAAAGGTGGAGAATTAAAAGATATTTTATCGGAAAAAGGAACGATTATTACTGATGAAATTAAAAATTCAATTTTAAATTCTAAAAATTTAATTGAATTTGAGTAAGTTCCAGCTCGTTTAGACTTCTATATATATACTGCGCCGCGCCTCATTAACCCTACAGATATAAGCTCAACTTAGTTAAATTTAATAGATAATAAAAATGGTCCTAAAAGTAGGACCATTAACTATATTTCGGCTTCCGTGTATAAAAACTTTCACCTACTTAAAAAAATTTTTTCAAGGGGTGGCATTACGTTATTGAGGGGCGGCACAACATTGTTGCTCTGCTATAGTTGCTCTGTCGTGGCTTATATAAATAATAAATAAAAGAGTGCGATTTTTTTACACACCATATTCAATTTTTTTACACACCATATTCAATTTTTTTACACTCCTTATTCAATTTTTTTACACCATGAGTGCGATTTTTTTACACCTCTATAAATTGTAAAACTTTAGAGTTTTTCTTTACAAAAATTACTTATATATAGAAAGCTTAGCTTTCTTTTAAAATTATAAAAAGGAGTGAACAAAATGAAACGAACAAAATCATTAGAACGTTATTTTTATGCCGCAGACTATGAGGCAAAAATTAAATCAAAATTAACAAAAAAACAATTTTTGGTTTATACTTATTTACTTGCTAATTCTAAATGGAATGCTAATTCAGATGAAAGACATTATTATATTTATTTTAATTCTTTTACTGTGTCCGGTGCCGCTCAACAGATTGGTATTTCTAGACCTACTTGGAATAGTGCTATAGAAAAATTAAGAAAAGAAAATCTTATAATTAAAATGGATGGGAAAAGACAAATTACTTTAGAACATGAAAAAGAAGAACCAAGTCTTAAATTTAGTGGAGACCATTATCGAATTACTTTTCCTGAAACAAATGCTCCACTTAACATAAAATTAATTAGTTATTTATTAGAATTTTCTTTATTTTTGAATAATAGCGGAAATATTGTTGGTGTTTATTCAACTCTTTATCAATATTGGAACTCTTGTATGAATAATAATAGTAAATGTTGTATTAGTATTAACCAATTATTAAAACTTTTTGAAACAAATTACAATAAAATTGCCGGAAAATATTATGAAATGTTAATGTGTTTATTTAGTGCCTTGGGATTAATTAGTTTAAAAATGACAAAGAAATTTTATATGGGACAGTCTTATACGGAATACGAAATTCTTTTTATGAATGTTTCGATACCAGATAACTTAGAGGCAAAAAGTTATGGACCAGATGATATTGAAGAAATTATTAAGGCAATAGAAAATTCAATTTAGGCTAGAGTTCCAGCTCGTTTAGACTTCTATATATACTGCGCCGCCACCCCTTAACCACCTCAATTAAGTGGTAAGTCGTTTAAATTCCCCACATAATGAAAAATGGTCCTAAAAGTAGGACCACTAAAATTCCGAAATTTCCAGCTTATTTGAACTTTCAAATTCCAAAAAAATTTTCCAATGAGAAGTAGGTAAGAGGGTGGTAATGGGCAAAAAGCGGTTGGTAGTAGGTTGACAGGAGGTTGGTGGAAGAAATTGGGAGAGATGGAAGAAATTGGGTTGGAAGAATGTGGAAATGGTCCTAGAACTAGGACCACAGTTTTTATAAAAAAATAAAATGTGCCATAAGGCACACTTTATCCTTCATAATCTTTTTTAATTCTTTCAAATACATCGTTATAATCTAAATGTCCCACGACATCATCATTTTCTTTTTCTTCTTCATTTAATAATCCATATATTTCCAATAATCCATATTCTCCACCATAGGATGCCCTATGGCAAACAACAGAACACTTACAATGTTTAATATCTGGATAAAGAATTTGAATTCCATCATAAATTCTTCTTTTAATATAAGGGATATTGTATTCGATTAAAAGTGTTTCAAGAATTTTCATATTAGAAAAGTCTATTTTTTTTGATAAGCCATCGATAAACTCCTTTGGTATACTATCTGTTATTTCCATTAATAATTCCTCTTTTCTTAATAATCTGTAGTTCTCTTGACTACATTTATATTATAACATAAATTTAATTAAATGTCAATAAGAAATTAAAAATAAATTGTAAACAATTTATTAAGGTAAAGATTACCTGTGCCGGCACAGCATAGATGGTCCTAGTTCTAGGACCACAGTTTACTATATAAAAAATAAAGGGAATTAATTCCCTTTATTCCATATGTTCCCATAAAATTTCTTCAAGAATTTCAATTAAATTGTCTTTTACATTTTTATACTGTCTTTGTTTTTTTGTTGCCCAATCTTTGCATACTTCTAAATTATCATCAATTAAAATCATTAATGACGATTTTTCTTTTACCATTTTTTGCTTTGGCACTCCATAAGCATCTATGTAAATATTTTTTACAAATTTCAAATTTTCTTTGACCCACCTTTCTTTTTCTTTTCTACATTTTTCCTCATACTGCTTAGTGGCAAACATTGGTAGCCACGTTGCCACATCAAAAGAAAAACCATTTTTTAGAAGTTCTTCAATAATTTCGTAAAAGTCTTTATTTAAAAAAGACTTACCTTCCAAAAAAATATTTTCCTTTTCTTCTCTTAACTTTTTTTCCCAATCAGGAACACCATACAAATCATACAAAGTTCCATCTAAGTCAAATACAATTTTCTTCATAAATAATTCCTCTTTTCTTTTAATATCTATAGTTCCCTTGACTACATTTATATTATATCATAGATTTAATTATATGTCAAGAGATTTTTAAAAATATTTTGTAAATAATTTATTAAGGTAAAAATTACCTGTGCCGGCACAGTATCAATGGTCCTACTTCTAGGACCACAAACTGCCTAAAATGATTGTCAAGACTTTAACAACCTCAATGTCAAAAAAGAGGACATTAGTCCTCTTTAAAATACATTTAACAAATCTACTATTTTTTTAGCAAACTCACATTCCTCTGTTGTATATTCTTCTTTGTTAAAAGCTGTATTAATCTCTGCTAATTCTTTATCACTTATATTATATCTACAAGTGATATAACTTTCTTTAGGATTACTCTTTTTTCTGATAAAGAAAATAAAATCTTCTCCGTCAGCAATACTTTTGTTATAGTACTCTCCAACACAGTTATGTTGTTGAATACCTTCATCAATTAAATCTTTAATATTTTGAGGAACAACAACAATCAAATCATCATTAATAATTCCATCAATAGCAGGACTATAAAAACTTTGTGTTAACCTTATTCCCTCACTAATTTTTTCATTTTCCTTATCTTTTAAAAATTGTATAATTTTCTTTATATCTTTTCCCGAATCAATTAACTCAAAAACTTCATTGGGGTTAAAATTTAAAAAAAGCATCAATTCACCAAACAAAGATTCTCTTGTTTTAGAATGTAAATTTAATATAGTAAGAATTTGTTTTCTCGTTAGTGCTTCTAAAGTATGAAAAAATATTGTTGTGTTATTATATATACATTTTAATTGTAAAAGTTTATCTCTATCACCTATTAAATTATTCTTTTTAACAATCTGATATATTTCTAAATTGTTTTGACTTATTAAAAACTTGTTATTAGAACAAAAATCTATAAAACCTCTTAGGTTTTTTTCAGGCACGTCAAAAACATCAATATCATTAAGACAACTCCAAAAAGTTTCTACTCTCATTAAAGAAAGACTATTCAAAAATCCCTCTACATATTTGTTTAATAAATATATAAAGTTATTGTATTTAAATGTTTCTCTTGTAAAACGAAAATCGCCCGTTATACCATTAAAATTCGTTTCACAATTGGAAAAATTAAAATAGTATTCACCTTCATTAGTTTTAATTGAAACTCTTGACTTTTCTTTAAAAATTTCTTCAAATATTATCATATATATAACCCTCTTTCTGTAGTTCTCTTGACTACATTAATATTATATCATAGATTAAAAGAAATGTCAATACTATTTTGAAATTAATTGTAAACATTTTATTAAGGTAAAAATTACCTGTGCCGGCACAGTATCAGTGGTCCTAATTCTAGGACCATAGTTCTGCTTTGAAAATAAAACGCCCCGAAGGGCATTTTTATTAATCATATTTATCTTTTATGATTTCTCTGTAAATTTCTGTTTTTGTTTTTTCGTTAATTTCACATAATTTTAATATCTCTTCTGGAGAAATTTTCCTTTTCCATTTATTACTATCATTTTTTCTGAAAAATCCTCTTTCGCCTTCTTCACCTATGTTAACAATTTTATATTGAATTATTCCTGCTTCAACATTATCTTCATAAGCGGTGGTTAAAACTGTAAAATCGGCACTAAGGTAAATATTTGGTGTTGCCAAATATCCCGCGGTTGCTATCTTTTTAAATAACTCCTTGTCCTTATCCTCAACTTTATACCATTCATCAGCGGGATTTAACCAATAGTATGTTCCCTTATCATTTACTCCATCAGATATTATATCTTGTTTATCACAATCATCTATAAAAGATTGTACATCTTCTATATAAACAAAATGTGCTTTTTCCAAATCTGTTTCCTTAAAATTTTTGCTTAAATAAATATTCATATTTTTATACTCCTCTTTTCAAAATTATTATAGTTCTCTTGACTACAATAATATTATAACATAGAACTAAATAAATGTCAACACTTTTTTTAAAATTTAATTTGTAAACATTTTATTAAGGAAAATTATGGTAGGCAGCACAGCATTAGTGGTCCTAGAACTAGGACCACAGACTTCTTTGTCAAGACTTTAACAACCTCAATGTCAAAAAAGAGGACATTTAGTCCTCTTTAAACTTCTTGTTTAACAAGTCAACTATTTTTAAAGCAAAATCATATTCTTCTGATGTATATTCTTCTTGATTGTGTCTAGTGTTAATCTCTGCCAATTCTCTATATTCTATATCATAACGGCAAGTTATATAGCTTATATCGGGGTTATCTTTTTTTCTAATGAAAAAGATAAAGTCATTTCCATCAGAAATAGATTGATTATAATAATACCCCACGCAGTTCTTTTGTTGGTTGCCTTCGTTAATTAAATCTTCCATATCTTTTGGGACAACAACTAAATAGTTATTTTCTTCTATTCCATCAATAATAGTTCCATAAAGATTTTGTGTTATTTTTATTCCTTTATTAATTTTCTTGTTCTTTATATCTTCTAAAATTTTTAAAATGCTTTCTATATTTTTTCCTGACTGAATTAATTCAAAAACTTTTTCTTTTTCTTCTGTTAAATAGGAAACCAATTTATTAAATTTATACCAATCTATTTGATTATACATTTTAGTTAAATCAACAACTTGTCTTCTGCTCAATAATACTAATGTAGAATAATCTAATGGTGTAGTAGCTACCATTGATTTTAGACGAAAAATTATTTCATCATCATCAAACAAATTATTCTTTTTTACAATTTTATATACCTCAAGACTTCTTTGTCTTAGGTATAAATCATTTGTAAAGCAAAAACGGATAAACCCTTTTGGGTTTTCTTCGGGTATATCGTATATATACAATTCCAAAAGGTAATTCCAAAATGTTTCCATTTTTGTTAGTGAATTGCCCAAATGATTTTTTCGCAAACCATCTGCTCGGATATATTCAAGCAAAAGATTTACAAAATTTTCATATTTTTTTAATTCCCTTTTTAATTCCCCTTTAAAAGTATACAGTTCTCTTATTGTTAAATCTGTTTCATTGTTAGAAAAATCAAAATAAAAATTTCCTTGACTTGTTTTTATAAAAACCTTCGATTTTTCTTTTTTAATTTCTTCAATAATCAATATAAAACGCCTTCTTTCTGTAGTTCCTTTGACTACATTTATATTATAACATAGATTAAAAGAAATGTCAATAGATTTTTAAAAAAAATATTTGTAAACAATTTGTTAAGGAAATTTATGGGTGGCGGCACAGGTATATTTATGGTCCTATTTCTAGGACCACAAACCGCACAAAAGTAATCGTCAAGATTTTAACAACCTCTATGTCAAAAAAGAGGACATTTAGTCCTCTTCAAGATATTTGTTTAATATGTTAACTATTTTGTCAAGAAATTCACTTTCTTTATCTCCATAATTTTCTTCATTGTTAAAAGTTTTTGCCTCCATTAACTGCTTTAATTTTATATTATAACGGCAAGTTATATAGCTTATATCGGGGTTATCTTTTTTTCTAATGAAGAAAATAAAACTATCTCCTTTTGCGATAGACTCGTTATAGTAATAGCCTATGCAATTATTCTGCTGTTCACCTTCTTTCACAAGTTCTTCTATGTTTCTAGGAATAACAACTATTAAACCATTATCCTCTATTCCGTCTACTATTGAACCATATATATTTTGTGTAAGTTTTATTCCTGTTGCTGTTTTTTCTTCAAAAACAGCAGACAAAACATTATCTATATATTCTGCGGTTTTTCCTTTTTTTATATAATCCCAAACATCATTTGGACATTTTTGTATCCATTTTTGGAGCAAATCAAACGCATAAAAGCTTGATTTACGATATACTTTTAAAAGCAGAAGTAATTCTTTTTTTGTAAAATTAAAGTTAAATAGAAAAGTAAAATGCCTTCTTAACATAAATTTTAATTCTTCTGTTATTTCAAAAGAAAAACCTTGATTAATTATTTTGAATAATCTCAATGAGAATTTACTTATGCCAAGATTATGTGCTTTACAGAAATTTACATACCCTTTCGGGTTTTCAAGAGGAATACTATTTAATTCTACTAGTTCTATATAATTCCAGAAGGTTTCCAAGTTTTGAAAATCTTCTATTAATTTTGCTTTTGTGGAAATAATTTCTATTAAACAGTATCTGTTTAACAGATACAAAAATTTTTCATATTTTCTATTTTCTCTATTCAACGAAAAAACTATTTTTTCATTGCCTACAAAATTAGTTTTTCCAGAAACGAAATTTAAATTATATTTCTTTTCGTTGGTTGTAATATATAACATTTCTTTAATTTTTTCCACTTTCTCTATTGTTATTATTCGACTCATAATAAATTACCCTCTTTCTATAGTCCTCTTGACTACATTTATATTATAACATAGAATTAAATAAAAGTCAATAGAAATTTAAATTTAAATGTAAATATTTTATTAAGGTAAAAATTACCTGTGCCGCCACAGCATAAAATGGTCCTAGGACTAGGACCACTAACCGCACAACGATTGTTAAAAGTTTAACAACTCTATAACTGGAAAAAGAGGGATTAAATCCCTCTTGTTTCCTTTTTTGTTTTATTCTGTTTCCTTTTTCTGTTCCTGTTCCTTTTTAAGTTCTTCGTACTTAGCTAAGTCCTTTTCCCTGTTCGCCTTTTGGCGTTCTTTTAATTCCGCAAGCTGTTTAGCCTTGTACTCCTCCTTCTTT